ATCCACCATGAAAATGTACCGAGAGCCTGACTATCACCATCTCCAGAAAAACTTATGTCAAGTCTGCCGGGATCTCCTCTTTCTACTGTTAGAGACCCATCGATGGTGTGACTATAAAACGAACCTAACGGACCGCCCGAATCACCCGCGCCACCGAGTCCCGCACCTACACCTGATATTATAGACATTAGGTCAAAGCTCCTGATACCGAAACAAGTATCGTATTATTTCCTGATGCAGCAGTGCAGTAATACGTTAAAAAGTATACTCCAGCAGTGCTAAGTGAGGTTAAGGCTGCTGCGTTTATAGCCACTGATGCGTGTGCCGCTGAGACTGTAGCACCTGCTGAATTATCGAATAACACATTACCGCTTTGACCAGCAGTAGGATTGCTGAATGTTAATGCACTAACGGTACTTGTTGGAGTAGCTTTAAAGTTATTGCCATCTGCTAAATCAAAGACTCCAGAGTTGCCCTCATCAACAATACTTCCGCTGATCGCTCTGTTGTGAACAGTAACAATTAGATTTTCATCAACGGATATTGCTGGGGTGGTGCCTAGGGCAGATCCTTTGCCTATAACCAGATCATCTGCGCTGTCATCCAGTCCAACATAAAAATCTTGTGCGTTACCATCGAATACAATTTTTGTATCCTCCTCTCCCGCGTCACCTATTGTAATGGCTGGATTGGTGCCGCCCACTATAAGGCCAGCATTGTGATTGTGAGTTAGGGTAACATCCCCATCCACTCCGAAGTGAATCACAGAAGAGTCACTAATAAGTTTTATATCATTTCCAATTACTGTATCCTTGGCAACGGATAAGCCTCCATCAGTTTGCAGTGAACCGTCTGTTGTGCTTGTTGCGTCTGTTGCATCATCTGTTTTTAATATACCGCCTGCTGTTAAAGCACCCGCAACTGTGACATTGGTTGTGCCAGTTGGTATCTCTATTACATCTGCATCAGCGTCATTTTTAATTGTCACATCGTTTGTTGAGCCTTGCCCTGTAATTATTATTCCCTCTGTTGAGGTAAATCCTATGGCGGCTGAGTCACCTGTAGAGGTGTCTCCTGTTGCTCCTAATGTGCCAGTGGCAGTTATATCACCTGCAAGAAGTGGGTTTGTAAGAGCATTAACAACTGCTGCACCACTACCAGCCCCATCAAGATAAACAACGGCAACCTTACCATTACCTATTGTCACATTAGCTCCAGAGCCTTGACTAATAATAATATTGTAAGGACCAGAGCTTCCACTGTCTGTGGTTGCGTTTTCAATAAAATGAACTCTACTTACGTCATTTGGAGCAATAGTTATGGTGCAGTCTGAATCCAAAGCGCCCGTATATTTGATATACATATTACGAGCGGGATCTGAAGCGCCATCAGCTATTGTGCTTGTATGTGTATTTGCATTTGTGGTTATAGCTTCAGTGCCAAAACCGAACGCTTCTGCAATAAGTTCAAAATTAGTATTAGTGGTGGTTCCCCAAGTGCCAGCGCCATCGCCAGTACCCAGCTCATTAAGTCTTAGATCATTTACATAGGTGCTTGCCATTTTACTGTCCTTACGCTGCTATATCTATCCAGTTTGGTGTTTGTGAGGGGACTATTTCTTGCCATAAAATTTCCTCTCCTACACTTCCCGTAGCCGATACCCCTGTCACAGGGATACCTATAGTCAATATTGGAGCTACAACATTTATACCTATTGCGCCTGTTGCAGATACACCAGTAACAATGGTTGTAGATCCAGCCGCCGCCGATGTAGCAGTTCCAACGGCAGCAGTTCCAACAACTCCCGTAGGAATGTTATGGAATGTCAGAATTGAAGGGGTATTTGCTTGCCACCCCATAGCACTATGATTTGTACAGTAATAATATAAGGTGGGTGCGCCCACCTCAACTGTGATTTGAGTATACGCCCCAGAACTTCCGGGGGTGCCGTTAGTAGTTACACCAGTTGTATACTGAGACCCCCCGCCATGTGTGCCATTAGGTGTTTCACTAAATCGTAGAGGATGTCCTGAATTAGAAGAATCACTCTGATCAAATCTGTACGTGTTTCCTTCAACTAGATCCAGAGTAACGTCAGCCGTGGCTGTTGAGCCATTTATGGCGTATTTATTTGTTGAACCTACGTTGTAATACGGATGATTAGAAGGATTGCCACCAACAACTGTTACCGTTTTTGTTATAATATCAGGACTAAACTGACTTAAACTGACTGTAGAGGCTACACCAGTTACACCAAAAGTGATTCCTGTATCAGATACTGCTGCGCCTAAAGATGTGGTAGCGGAAAGGCCAGTTACGGCAACAGCAACAGGGCTGTTCCACGCACCTTCACCCCAAGTTCCTCTTCCCCATCCGGTAATATTAGACACAATTTACTCCATTAAGCTATTCTTATAATAGCATTACTTGCATCTGCCGTAGGAAACTGAATAGTAAAAGTTCCCGAAGTAGATGTTTTGTTAGAAGTGAAATCTAAAACAGCTACAGCTTTATTGCTGTTGGTACTGTTATATATTAAAGCACCCATAGCGGTGATCGTTGCTGTGGTAAAACTTATATCAGCAAAATCGGTCAACGCTGTAGTGCCGGATGTGCTTGGCGCTACCTTTGTCAGTGTACCACCACCAGTAGCATATGTGCCGCTAGAAGCAATCTCACCTGTGGTGGTAAATGCTGTAGTAGTGGCCCCTAAAGTTGCCGTTGTGCTTGACTTTCCACCACCACTCTCTGCGTAAAGAGCCAGCTTGAAAGCATTGCCATTTGTGGCAAAGTTGTGTGTACCCAACAGTAGCTCTTGTTTGAAAGATGTACACATTGCTTGTGCTATTGCCATTATATTCTCCTTATAGCATCTGCTAATTCCAGTTGACCCGCTTCACGAACCTTCGCACATATTGTAGCACGTTCCTCCCTCCTCGCCAACTCCACGTAGTATTGTAAAATATTTCTCACTTTGTCTTTGAAAGCCTCTGCTTGAAGCCTTATCTCCTCTGGAGAGTCTTCGGAAACATATACGATTTTGTTAGTAGCCATTTCTGATATTTGATCATTTGAAAGCCCTCCCTCATTAGATGTCATAACACTAACCGGACCCAGTCCCGTTGCCCCTGTATTAAACATTATCATGTCTCCCGAATATCACTGGTTTTTCATCTTGTGGCTCCGGTGACTCAAACTCTGACTGCCTCACTATTAACAACGATCCATCTTTCACTGTCTGAACCAAGGGATCATCCAGTCTATGATAACCATATAACTTTTCATTATCTGGAACATTTGTATCTAAAAGTGTTGAGTTGTGAGCCACTTCTATTTTTATCCCTTTTGACACTGCTACAGCTAACCAAAATTCTACACACGCTCTTCCAGACTCAGCCATATTTACGTTTTTATATGTATAGTCTATGCCATAAAGACATATCGTTTTTACCTTTTTCCATATCGCATACGCTACTGCATAAGCAACGGTGTTGTTGAAATAACAAAAACCTAATTCTGTAGCCACCTCTTTCAAAGGAAAAAGTTCTAGGTAACTTATTCTTTCATCTAACTGACAAGTTATTATCGGTTTTTCGTTTTTGCTTAGAAACTCACGAGCTATATTGGTTTGTGTGCCAGCGGAATCAGTATCCAAAAATCTAGACACAGGGTCCATCATAAATGTTTTATCAACGTGTATGATGCCTCCTATGCAATTTATACCCCATATTTCATCAAAACTTTGTGAGGCTATTCTAGCAGAAACATAATCAGAATAACTTCTGCCAAGCCCAACTATAGCTATTTTCATTGATCCGCTAAGTCCTTGGCCTTTCTGGAAGCCCCTCTCTGTAAGCATCGGCGTTCTCCCTCGCCTCTGCCAAGTCTTTCAGCCTAGACAGACTCTCTGCAAAACGTGACTCGTAAAGACCTATTATATCAGGCTCACCCTTCATGAATGTGTATGCCTCTATTAGAGAACCATACAATAGCGCATTCGGAGCGTTCTCACTTAACCATGTGTATTCTGTATCTGCCAGCGTTGTAAGGCTCGTAGGTCTGTAGTAATAGTGCAATTCAACTGTATAGTCTGCATTTGGAGTTGGGCCTAATATAAAGTTAGCATTAACGAGTCCGCTTCCAGTTGTGACAGATGAGTCGAAGAATCCATAGTATAGTGGCTTACCTGTTGACGTAACATCAGGAAAAGCCTCTCTCATAAAGTTTACGTCCTTTTCTAGAAGGAAGCCTTCACTTCCAGAAGTTGTGATAAACAAAGAAAATGGGGCGAGAAAATCTGTCGGAGTTCTAAGAAACTGATTTCCAGTTGACATAACACCTGTTGCATTCTTCCTGAAATTTTCTAAATCAACATTATAAAATATTCTCTGTTCTGCTGATTTTATAAAATTTGATATATTAGAAACAAATGTTGTCTCACTGTTGTCAGTGTACGATTGAATAGCAGTTTTTAACTCGCCAAAATTATAAGACATTACATTATCCTAACGCAGTAACCGGGCCTGCGCTTGCAAAGAAGCCACCGCCAGATATTGAGCCTGTTGTAGCGCCACCAGAAACAGACACTGTATAAGTATCATCTGATACTTTTGTTATGGAATAACCAGAAGCAGACTCCATCACCGCTGATGTTATGCCATCAAAAGGTTCTACGGTTCTAAACCTGACAGTATCACCTGTATCTCTGCCATGATTTATTTCGGTGACTGTTATAGTTGTGTTAGAACCGCCAGAGGCTCCGGTGGTAAAAGGATTATCAGGCAAAAGATTTATCACATCAGGCTCTGTTCTATTAGGTCTAGCATTAAGAAGAGATTGTGAATCGGTCACCCTAACCCGTCCCACAAAGTTTTGCGGGTGATCCTGATCTGCTACATCTTTCCCTACACGCATACCTGTTCTGGACCCGTTTTTTACCTCAAAGACAAGGTCAGATAGCTTGTATCTGAACCCTGTCTTATCACAGATCCCATACGCATGTTTTCCACTAGCCGTTGGCATTTATTAACCTGCCCTTGTGAAACGCTTACCTCTTACAGCAGCACCCCCGCCTCTTGCCATTCCTTTTTTCTTCATTGAGCCTCCTCTTTTCATGCCTTTGGACTTCATACGCCTCATTGCACCGCCCATAGCCATGCCCTTCTTCTTCATAGCACCGCCTCTTTTCATACCCTTTTTCTTCATAGAGCCGCCTTTAGCCATGCCCTTTTTCTTCATAGGGCCACCTTTAGCCATGCCCTTCTTCTTCATCATGCCGCCCATTCTTTTCTTTCTCAAAGAGTCTAACTTTTTAAACTCCTTCATTATTGGGCTAAGTTCCGAAGGCGTCATATCTTTAAATCCACCTGCATCCAGAAACTTTTTGATGGCAGCTCCCGGCTTTACAGAACCGCCTTTGGCATAACCCTTCTTCATCATGCCACCTTTTTTCATGCCTTTTTTCTTCATAATGCCTCCTTGACGCATTTTTCCTTTGCCGTCAACGGCAAACGCTGGAACTCTTTTGCCAGTCTTGGGATCTTTGACCATAGGCATCTTACCACCCTTGGACATACCTTTAGACTTCATTGCACCACCACGGCGCATTCCTTTTTTCTTCATTGCACCGCCACGCTTCGCAACCTGTGGTGGGTTCTTCTTTTTCTTTGGTTTAGGTTTCCCTGTCTTGGGATCTAATTCTCTAATTGCTATTGGCATTTTAACCTCCTAGGAAAAATGTATCATATGGGACGAACTTAATTGCTGACGAGTCTGTATCCTCGTTTGCCGCCAGTTCAAACTGGAACTCATATTCCTGTTTCAGGGGGGCAACCCTGTTTGCCACCTCTGGCTTTTTCATGGCTATGTAATACGCCAATCCGGAAACCAAACATGGGACAAACCTTGGTGGGACAGCGGCGGTGCCTGATATGCCAGACGACACGCCATCAGTCCCTAAAAGATGAAAATGTGCGAGAGTATATGTGTCAGCATCGTCAGGCACAGGCCACAATGTGACAGTGGTTGATGTGGCTAATCTTTGTACAAATATTTGCGAAGGCTTGCCACGAGTGTTTTTAGCGCTGATTTTGGCAAATGTAGAAACTGAGATCCTTTGGATGTCAGTGTCAACCTGATTTGCTCCCGTGCCAGTTCTAATCTGATGTTCAAGGATATCAATAGTTCCCGTAGGCATCGTATAAGTTGCCGTACCCGCTGTAAGAGAGATTGTGCCAGAGTTGATAGTCCAGAGATTAAGCCCACGATTCTGCCACTCCAATGTTATTAAATTAAAACTTCTTCTCGCCGTCTTTAGATCATAGCCAGTGGTCATGGATAATCCGGCTCTTTCAAAGGCTTCCTCGAATATCTCTGGTAAATCCGGTGTTACTACAGCCATTATCTTACTTTCCTATGAGGTTTTACCTTCGCTCGTATTTTTTTAGGCTGCTTTGCAAACTGCTTACCAGCCTTAGTTGCTTTTCTTTTAGCACGGGTGGTAGCCGCGTATTCTTTCGGCGAAAGCGCCTTGATAGCAGAGGCTGGTAGGTAACGCTCCCCAGTGGCCTTTGGTCCTTGTGTAGAGGGCTTGCCACTTTTAGTCCTCCATTTTTGTTTGGTCCAAGACTTTAAACTTCTTTGTGACTTTTTTAACGCCATAAAGTTACCTGTAACTTTCTACATAATTCTGACTATGCGCTATTGTAATCATTAAACCTATAAAAAGACCAATAGTTAAAATTATAGCCAACAATATCATACAACCCTGTTTGAGATTCTCTTCAAACTCTTTTTGTTTTTTTATTCTTTCCTTTCTTGCCTGCGCCTCTGCTTCCTTTGCCTGCTGTATTCTTCTCGCTCTTTCGTCTACTATGCCTTTCCATGTGCCGGGACCAAATCTCAAATCCACCATAGTGGCTATTTCTCTCATCTGCTCTTGAGCTAATCTGGCGTTTATAATCTCTGTTGCTACTGATTTTACACCAAATTGATCGCCTACACTACCAACACCAGCTTTTTTGCTTCTCTCCTGCTGTACCTGCTTTTCGCCTTCAAAAAGATTATCTATGTGTCCAGCTATATCACCTATGTCATTCGCCGTGCCGATCACACTTTTTATGCCGTCAACAGCACTTTTAAATAAAGCAAATCCTGCCAATGCTGTGCTAATCGGTTCCATTTCTATGCTTTCTTTTTTCTAGCTTTTCTTATGCTTTCCTTACCCTGTTTAAATATTCTAGCTACTTCTGTCTTTCCCATAACCTTGGCTCTTTGCTCACCAACAGTTAAAATTTGTATCTTCCTAGCATAAGGCTTGCTAATTTTTTTTACTTTAGAAACCGTAGCCCTTGCATCAGCGGGTGTAGCAAACTTAATTCTTACGGTATCTTTGGGATTTTCATCAGTATAAAGCCTTCTACCACTACCTTTTGGCTTTTTTCCCGTTCCCAATTTTGGATCTTTTCTTTTTACCATAGTCTCTAAACTTTTTGTTTTTTAGCAATGTGCCTAAAGATTGAGCCTGTTTGGCATGTAACTTAGAGGCTTTTTTAAGACCTTTAACAACCTTCTTAACTCTTTTTACATGCATACCACTCTCCTAATTTCTATAACCGCCACCAGCTTTTTTATAAGCCTGCGCCATCATTTGCGCTTTTCTTGCTGACCACTGACCCGGAGCGCCACCTTTTCCACCAGCCTTAATCCTGTTGAATATTCTTTTTCTTAACGCAGGCTTTGTATAGTTTCCCGCTTCATTAACACGGGACTTTGTCTTTCCACCCTTTTTAAGCTCTAACGATGACAATGTCTTGGCCTGCTTGGCATGTAGCTTTGATGCCTTTTTAAGACCTTTAACAACCTTATTAACCTTTTTTGCAGTTTGACCACCAGACTTCATGGCAACAGGCTTTTTACGCTTTGCACATAGATTTTTAGCTGCTCTCATTATGATCTCCTGCTTACTTTGCCCGAAGTAGATGTTCTCCTGAACGATCTGTTCTTCGCAGCCGATACAACTTTTAAATTAGAACGGCGATTGTCATTCGGGTTGCCGTTCCTGTGAGCCACATCTTTGCCATCACCTTTTCTAACCTTACCAGCAGCGGTCATCTTTCTTCTGGCTGCATTCCTGCCTGCTCGATTTCTTTTCTGAGAGGCTTTTGATTGATACCTTTTATACTCAGATGAATAGTTCCTTGGCATTACTTAGCCCTTGTCTTGCCTCGTTGCGCTATACCATCAATAGATCTTTTTCTTTTGACCATGCCGCCGCCCATCAAAGGTGTTGCCGCTGCCATTGGTGTGGCTGTCATGCCTTGAGGTGCTTGCGCTGCCGGAGATGCCGCCCCTTTCTTTTTCTTCTTTAATGCCTTAGCTGCTAATTGCCCCAAACCAAGAGCGCCGCCTGACATGATGCCCTTGTCTTTCATAAATTTAAGAGACGGACTTGCTGTAAGAAGGCCCATAAACGCCTTGGTTACTGGCTTCTTTTTCATTTTTTTAGGCATCCTATTCCCCTTTAACTGCTGCTTCATGGTAGCTCGCGAGATTGTCATCGTAGGTTCTCCCTGTAAACTCCTCCCACATTGGTCGGAGCATAACGTGAAGTTCATCTATCTTCTGACTGTTAGAATCAACTTTAACAGCTATCACGGCAACATTTTTATCAACCTCTATAAGAGTTGATGATATCCATGTCATGCCTGTGACACATGCCCCCACTAAAGCAACAAAAAGCGTACCTGCTATAAATTGAGAATTTAGCATTTCCATCTTCTCCTAGCTTGACGCAAACGACTATTTGGGTTCTTTGCCGCCTTTGGGAACTTCTTCATTTGTCCGGCAGACCTAGCACAGAACGACTTACGCCTTTTTGCCGCCGCACTACCGGGCTTTACCTTGCCTGTGACGGCTGTCTTGAGCTTACTTCCGGGGTTTGCCCTTCTGTATGCCGCAACACCCTTGGCAGTCATCCCCGCCCCTTTTTTAGTGGGACGGAAATTACCTGACTTCACCGATGTTTTTATCGGCGTTTCCTTTTTCCTAGGCATAGAACACTGTCATGAAAGCAAAGGTGGCTGATGTGTATGACAAGAACGCACCACCCTCAAACAATATTCCATGCTCAGGTACGGTTATGTCTCTTGACGTTTCATCATCCGCTATGCTTCTCAGCTTCAGCTTGCTTGTTCCTGTTACAGAACCAGCCACAAAATCCATTGTTCCCGCTGTTGCAGAGTTGACAATCAAAACACCCTTGATTCTTGCCCGTCCAGCAAAGATTACATCCTTAACTGTGGTGGCAAGGTGGCCTATTTTGATATTTGCTGCTGGCTGTGCAGACAGCTCTGCCCCTGTTACGGTTCTAAAAAACTTTGTACTGGAGTGTCCTGTAGCGGACCCAGTGAGTGTTATAACCTCTGTTTGTGTATCACCATTAACATCAGTGCCTGTAAGAGTGACGGTCTTGCCGTTATCCCCGGTTCCTGTAGTTGTGACATTGATCAACTGCGCTCCGGTAAACGTGGCTACACCCCCACTAGTATCCGCTCCATCAAGAGTCGCTGTCGTATTAGGACGAGCTGCCTCTAGAACGGAATCATCATCAGCAGCATTCGCATCTGCTGTTATCATGATGGATTGTATATCTGAATGGCCCATATCAATCTCCTTTAAGAAAGGAGAGGGGTAGTCCCCTCTCTGTTAATATTAGCCATTAGCAAAGTCAAAAGCTGCACCGTGGACCTTAATTACAATTTTTCCTGCGGTGTAAGCTGCCTCTGTTGCATCTCCTGATGTCAGATACAAAAACTTTTTAGTCAAAGCTGCCAGTGTAGATCCTGCGTCTGCTTCGTTATGAAGGCCAAGTGTTAGGTCACCATTATTAAACAGAACTGTGCCGCTTGTTACAGCAGCGTTTTCTGCCGTTGTGCCTGTTGCAGAACAAACCAGATTAATATCTGGGTCACCGCCAGTTGGAACCTCAAGACAGATAAACTCTAACTTGTAAGGTATGCCGTTAACTTCTTTTGTTAACTCTGCGATGTAAGCATTCGCTGCGCCACCATCAGTTCCGATAACATCATCGGCAGTGCCACCTGATGCCAATCCACCGTGAAGATCAACAAGAATGGTTGTGACAATGTCTCCACCAATCTTGTTTATAAAGGTGTTGATAGCTGCGTTAGCAATTCCAGATCCATGTGCATTTGGTGTGACATTAAAGATTGTAGCTGCTGTGCCTAAGCTGGCGTTGTTTGCGCCAACGGTTGTTCCTGCCGCAACAATGTTATCGCGACCAGAAGTTGCAACCTTCTGAACCTCTAAAACACCGCTGCTTGTTGAGTTGATTTGCTCTGTAAAAGCGCCTGTAGTTGCATTCTTAGATACAACTTTAAATCCATTTTCGGAACGCACTGCTCCGTTAAAAGTGGTAGTAGCCATGTGAAACTCCTGTCTTGGCTAGTGTCAGCCACAGGATGCGGCTGTCAGGGTTTAAAACAGTATAACAAAAAAAAGGACGACTATGAAGCCGTCCTTTTAATTTATTGTAAATTCATGTTAGTCAGCACCCGGTGATCCATAGATTCCCAAAGGATCTGAAACGCCGAAGCTGTAACGCTCACGAGCCTTGTAACGAACATTGCCTGTGTCGAAGTCACCATCCATCATTGTTGACATTGGTGTACGAACAAAATGCTTCATTCCGTTTGGCACATCCGTTGTGAGGAAGAATGCATCTGTATCAGTCAGATAGTGATTGACACGATGCCCCTCTGGGATTGAACCGTTATTACGGATCGCATTCAGGTCGTTATCGGCAGTTCCTGTGCGTAACTCTGTCTGTAGCAAGCGTGTTGCAACAAACATTAACGCTGGTGGAACAATCAGCTTACGTGGGCGAGCCGCAATCAAAAGACCACGCTCATCTACGAAAGCAGCAATGTTGATAACAGCCTCTTCCAATGATGTCTCATTCAAATCGGCAGCAACCGCTGGACGGTTAGCATTTGTACCACCAGCAACTGTTGGGTGACTTGCATTAAACAATGTCACGCCATCACCTGATGTGAAGGTATCAAAGCCTGTGTTCAGCAATGCAGCAGATTTAGTCTGCTTTGTATACGCCATAGCCCGTGCGAGAGCTTTGGTGTAACGAGCAGAAAGTGCATCATAAAGATTATCTTCCATAGCTTCCTCTGTAACCGAGAAACCCATTGCAACGGTTTCGTGGTTATATCGGGCTGTGAAAGACTCTTGCGCGGTGTCAAAAGAAATCTGTGCGCCCTCTTGCTTGACTGGTGCAGCACCAAAGCCTGAGAGTTTGACTTCTTCCTCAAAGCTGCGCTCTGAGTTTTCAGTCTCATAGATTTCTGCATGTTCGTTTTCGTACTTCTCGTACTCCAAACCAAACAGTGCATTCAAACCGGGCAGTAGCTCCTTGAGGAGTTGCGCTCTTGAAATAGCCATACTTCAATCCTCCTAAGCTGACGATGGAGCGTTGCCAGAAACGACACCGATTCCAAGTTGATGACCAGTGTTGAACTTGCACACCATGATTGGGAACGCTGTTCCCTTCTCATCACCGTCAAATCCACCTAAGAAATCTACGATTCTTATTGGCAGAGCTGCGGTAGTTGCTGCTGTGCTAATGTCCAAAGACACACGAGAGATGCTTAGATCTGCTGATGACGTTCCTTGAACCAGCGCACAGTTAGCTGCGATATCGTCATCATTGACGGTGCCGTCAGCCTGAATTGTGAACAGGATATTTGGATCATCAGCAACATAAGCCATGCCCTCTGTGTGAGCGGCACCTGACCATTGTTGACTAAATGTAAGCTGCTTTGTGCTTACATCGATGAAACGACATCCAAGAAAGATACCAATCGGGGTAGCTGAAGTAGTACCCGTATCCTTCTGAATGGTAGTTGTGGTTCCAGCGTCATTTAGTTTGACGATGTCACCATAACAAATCCTTGTGGATTCTGTCGATAGGATAGGATACTGACGAAAGGAATTGTTGTAATTCCCTGCCAGACTACCCATAGGACGCAATCCAAAGGGAGCAGCGGTAGCAGACATTTCTGTCCCTCCTTTTATCTACGGCAAGCTCCCAGCTCAGGTCACTTGCCAAATGTTGTTTTCGTAGTGCGTTCTGGTTTCAGAACAGGCATACGACTATCAGATTGTCTCAGATAATTATTGTCCACTGAATCAATCTGCGACTGATTCATTTCTCTGTGGGCTTGCTTACGAGACTCGACATATTCGGTTGAATTTTCGCAAAGCAGCAATCCTCCAACCTCAACATTGCCCTGAAATCTAGAATCGATATCAGGTAGCACTTGCAATTCAGGATGATCATCAGCTTTTACAGGTTCCCAGCCTTCACGGAACTTGGACGATACATTTGTATTATCACTCTGACCCAATGTTGATGTGCGAATCCAGCGATATTTTACGCCTTCTCTGGGTTCGGGGACAGGTAACGTACTAGCACGTTGCCAAGTTTTAGGACGCTCGAATTTTTCACGAGACTTATTGTTGCGTGGGCTTCTATCTGACATCTGAAGACTCCTTCAAGACTTGTGCAGCGTATTGCTCAGGGGTGATTCCCATTCTCTTGCAGAGCGCGACCGCTGATGAGGTTAGTTGCACCTTGCGTGGTTTTTTTGCACTCCGGCTTTGGGGGGCAACCACGGAACCAGTTTGACGCACAGGTGCTTCTTCCTCTACTTCTTGCACATCAAACTTGTCTGGAAAAGTTTTTCTCATGGCTTCATCGATCTTTTGATAATACTCATCACTGGATGTGTGAACGCCTTCTTTTACTAGCTTTTCGTGAACGCCAAAGGCGTAGCCAGTCATTTCAGAATCATTACCAAACCACTCATTCTTAGCATTCCAGTTCAAAGCCTTTTGATCCGGCTTCTTTATTTGTGGAGTTTGCTCCTGAGATGGTGGTGCCGCAGGTGTTGTGGCCTGTCTTTTCTGCGGCTTATATGTATCAACTCTATATTTTTCATTTTGTAATTTTGTCAGGCTCTCCTGTGCCGCTATCAAGGCATCCGGATCTCCAGTTTCATAAGCTGCCTTGTATGCGTTTTTAGCTTTGTCAAGCTCTGCATCAACACGACCACGGGCCTGATCTAACAATACCCCTTCGCCATCTTCTAACGCTTTTTTTAACTTTTCATTTTCTTCAGATAATTTTTTAGCGTATGTGATGGCCTCTTCCTGAAGTTTAGAGGCTTCTTCCTTTCGCCTCTTTTCCTCATGATACTCAAACTTTAGCTTGTTAATCCTTTTCTGAACATCCTTGCTATAGCTTGCCACTTCCTGATCATCGGGAATATTAGACTCATCAGTGGCTTCGGTTCTTGGCTTGTCTTCCGGGGCAGTATCTTCTACAACCTCGACCTCGAACGCTGAATCTCCAGCCTCTTCAAAGTTAATTTCTTCCTGTAAGTTATCGGTAACTTTTTCTTGTGCTTCGTTCATGCTCTTGAATACCCCCTTGGGTCATCGACAACAGCCTCGACCGTATCATCATTTATAAGACGAAATTCTTGCTTGTCTATCTTAAATCTTGTTCCTGAGTAAGAACGAAAGATAACAAAGTCGCCTTCCTTGCAGTATGGACCATTAGGAAACTTGTCAGCATCCTTATATGCATCAGGTCCAGCCTTTACGACAAAACCAAGCACTGATGCAGTTTGCTCTGCATTTTTCAGCGCATCCGGCATATAAATGCCAGAGTCGGTTTTCTCTTTGACTTCAAGTGGTTTTATTAAGAGTTTGTACCCAGAGGGTTCTGGGATTTTTAGTGCAACATCTTTGTTGACTTCTTTAATTGCAGAATACATCTGTTTTCCTTTTGCAGCGGTTTATAGGCTCACAGCGCCTTGCAGGGACATCCCTGTAGATATTCTTCACAATATACTACACACTTTTTAATTTCGGAACCCCTAGTCGTTAATGAATCTTTCTTCAAGGTCAAGAATGTCTCTTTCAACCTGAGCGAGGGCATCAACTTTACCGACCGCTTCTCTATACTCCTCGAAGGATTTGCACCCACCGCAGGCCATATGGTCAGCGAGAGCATTCATATACTCCCTGACTTTTGCTTTGATGGGTGAATATATCGTATCATTGTTTTCCATTTTCATTGTTACTGTTTGCCAGCTCCCTTGCTATTTCCAAACCTATATTTGTCCCTTCGGCGATTTCATCCTGCCTTGCTCTGTCCAGCTCTGTTGCTAACTGAACACCTAGTTTAGCACCAGCCCTTTGATCCTCGGACTCAAGACGATCTTTTTGTAGCTCAATGTTTTGAGATTTTGACTGCATATCTGCCTGAAGTTTGGCAATATCCATTTCTTTTCTGTGAACAAACTCAGCCTCTTTCAAGGCAATCTCTTTTTGCTGTATCACTGTGAGAGGATCTTGCTGCTTCTTCATGTTTTCTTTTTGCTGCATCTCAGCGATATCTTTGCGAAGCAGTTTTTCAGCCGCCTGTGAAGCCAGCCTACTCAGCTCTAATTCTACATCTTCCGGCAACTGTGCATCTTCATCCGGCATACCAACGCCAAGATTCTTTTCTATCTCTTTTCTATACTGGAACGCCACATGTTCTGTGACGTGGGCGGCTATAGCTGCCTGTATCGCACCAGCAAAAGGTGACTGGCCAACGATCTCTTTTAGCTTTGGATCTTGTGCCGCAGCTAAATGCACTGAGATATGCGCCTCGTGATCCTGATACTTGAACGCTTTTACAGGCTCTTGTTTAAGAATTGCCATGTTTTCCGTCACAGGATCTGATGATTTTACATCATCTGGCAGTTTAATAAGCTCTTGTGCATCCTTGATCCCCAGAACTTCAAGCATTTGCCTGTGTAATTTGCCCATGTCGTATAGTTGTGGTGCCTGCTGTGCAAGCTGTAATGCTGCCTGATACTGCACAACTCTTTGTGCCATAGTCGCAGCGTTCGGGTCAGACACAGGTATGACATCAATCCTGCCATCAAAATCATCCTGTCTGTTAAAATCACCATCAAGATCATACGAATACTGAGGCGGCATATAATCCTTGATGATCTTTGCAAGAAGTCTTAATTCGTTTTTCAAAGACGCATGTAGTCTTGCCTGCACACCAGACATAACTTTCATGCTTCGCTCCATTAAGGCGAGCGTTGTTCCTACCGGGGCTTGCGGGTTGAGGTTTCCAACTTGTACATCCGCAACGGAGCCAATCCTTCTCCCCTCTTCAACGATGTTTCCAAGCAACTGGTATAACACTGAGGAGGGTTCCTTGTAAGGAAGGAATGCAATCGAATCCCTAATTGCACCACCCGGCACATCCACATCCCTGAACTCACCCGGCATGAGAGGCGAATCATCACCTTTAATACGAAGACCGCGAGCTTTGAGACCAGCAGGGAGATTAGATAACGTGCCTGCATCAATAAGCTGACGAAGAATGCTGGTAGCGCTTTTAGCCAAACCGCCAATAAGATGTATAAGCCCCGTGCCATAGAAGCCAAGACCCGGAAGATACCTGTAATGTACGAAGTGCTGACGCTTTTTCTTTTTTGAGTCACCCTCATACCAGTTTCTCCTTATGGACAATATGGTTTCTGATGATTTGTCTATGGTGATTATGTATGGTCTTGCTATCTCATCAGGGTCATCAAAAGGCTCAGGCATGATTACATCGACATGCATCTCCAGTAACGTGTGTCTGTCATCATCCTCGACAACCGCTGTTTCTCCTTCAATCTCATCGTATTTTTCCTGTATGTCAGAATAGTCAGGCTGCGGCTCTGGAAGATCCACATCCAGATAAAAATTGTTTACCTGTAGCTCTCTGATCTCATTTGGAGTTTTCTTCATCACATGTGTGTAGCGAGGACAGGTCATCAGGTCTGATGCGCCATAAGAAACCACAAAGTCCTCCGCTGGCACAAACATGGCACATGGCCTTTCCATCAGAGGGTCATAATAAACCTTTTTGAAAGATGATCCTGCAAGCGGCAGTCTGAAGAGCATCTGCTCTGTTTCATCGCGATACTCTGTCATCTCCTCTGTCAGGAGATAATTCATTTCATCTTCTATTCTTGTGGCCTGTTTTAGTTTTTCCTGATCTTTTTTACCCATGATCTTGGTGCGAACAGGGCCAGAAGCCGGAAAGATCTCTCCCATTGCCTGAGCCTGAAATCTCACGGTTGCCTCTGTAAGTATAGGATGAAACACACCTGAAGCTCCTTGCCAAGGCTGTGTTCTCTCTTCGATCTTCATGCCTAATAGATCGAGTCCTTTTACATAGGATCTTGCCCAGTCCCTTCTTGACTCCCTGTCTGAGTTGAAATCTTCAATCAGATCTGCTGCAAGTGACTGTAACTCTGCCTCTTCAAGATATTCAGCTAGGTTAGCATCATGCTCTGGACCCATGATTTCATCTGCAACGTCTCCAGTGAAATCAATCAGCATGGCTGAATCTTCTGTTGTTACAGATACAGCCTCCGGGTTTACAACTTCTATCTGCACCTCTTCGGATTCTTCTCCTAAAGGCATTGGATTTAGAGGTTTTTCAACAGCCATTTTGGGTCACCCTTCTAGTGATGTTTGTTTCACTATACCAGCTATGAAGCGTTTGCACCATTAGTAGTATTCAACTGGTCTTCTGTAGCTGGGTTCATCATCCCATTCATCCATTGATGATCTTATCCAGCCGCCCTGCCTAAATCTAAGAAGAGCCTGTGTTGTGGAGTCAACAAGGTCATCATGATCGCCTGTTGGAAAAGCCGCACACTCTTCGATAACTTCATCAGCCCATCTTGTTGGAGGACACCATATCACACCGCTGGCAAATAAATCACTTACAGCGTTTACACGAGCTATCTTATCCTGTCCACGGGAAGGTGTGAACTCTGTAACTGGTATTCCCATAGCCCGAAGCTCAAAAATTAGCGGAGAACCAGCGGCTTTTGCCTCAACAATCATCTGATCCGGCTCATATTCCCAGTATTTATCGTAAGCCGCACGTTTTAGATCAGGAAATTCCAGTTTTTCCTTGTATGCATCCAGTAAAATCAGGTTTGGCTGGCTTTTTCCATCATCATCGGGCCAGTAAAACACGCCCCAAGTGGTACAGGCACTGTAATCTGCCCTTTGTGTCTTCAAAAACGCCGTATCCCAGCTTTGTATGATGGCTTCGCAGGGTGGTGGGCTGTCTTTTTCCCATTCTCTCCACCATTCACGCTTAATTAGCGCACCTTCTTCGGAAGTTGGGTCTTGTTGGTACTGTGCAGACCATTTTGCAACAGGAAGTTCAGCTCTCAAGGACTCTAACTGGTCCATAGGCCAGAACTCAGGCCATAAAGGATCTCCAGATGGCATGATTGCAGGCAGTTCTATGACTTCCCAGTCATCAACGCCTTCTTTTTGCGTCACTGATTTGATAATTTTGCCTGTCAGGTCTCTTGTAGACCATCTTGTCATCACAATTATGATGGCTCCCCCCGGCTGAAGTCTCTGTCTTGGTCCCGATGTGTACCATTCATAGACTTTGTCATAGACTTCTGGGTTGTAAGCCCCCAATGCCGCTTCCTGCTCCGAATGCGGGTCATCGATAATGAGGACATCAGCGCCTTTACCAGTAACTGCACCACCCACACCAATAGCAAAATAGTCTCCGCGCTTGTTTGTGTTCCATCTTCCGGCAGCTTTCGAGTCCGAAGATAGCTCTATGCCCGGAAACACTGCCTGAAAGTCATCCTGACTTATAAGGTTTCTGACTTTACGACCAAAGCCTACAGCAAGTTCTGCCGTGTGTGCAGTCTGGATAATCTTTTTTTCTGGATACCTGCCTAAAAACCAAGCCGGAAACAGATATGATGCAAACTCTGACTTGGTGTGTCTTGGCGGCATGTTGATTATCAGACGTTTTAACTCACCGTTTGCCACACGCTCAAACGCATCTGCCATAACTTTGTGGTGCCTACCACCAATAAACGCAGGCCACATTTTTTTGACAAAGGTAAGGAAGTCAGAACGAGAGGCTTCTTTCTCTTTCGCCTCTTCAAGCTCCATGATGAGATCCAGCATCTCTTTTTGGTCCTGTAACGGCAAAGAACTTATCTTTGCTTTTACCAGAGCCAGATCATTCATTCATTAACTCCTGCATAAAATGACGGAGGGGAGCGGAAAGGACACGCTCTACCCTCCGGGGATGAAGGGAGACTAACATCCCTTCAAATAATATACCCTAGTTTTCTTTTTCGCCATCATTATGTTTTGGCAAATACATGGTTACTTCAGCATTGCAGTCAGGGTTGGGACAGGACAAATTTGTTTCCATACAGAACTCGCTGTCATCTTCACTTATGTCGTTATCCCCACCCCAGATTAACTCTGTCGAACAATACCAGCAGTTCATTTTTTCACTTTTCTTGGTCTTCCACGTTTCTTAGGAGGAGCCTTTCCACCTACCCAAGCCTCGTTCACGCTTGGAGTTTTTTTATTATCAGCTTTTAGTTTTCCTGATTTATCTCTTGCCCTTTTCGGTTTATTTTCCGTCATGCATTCAGGAAATAAAAATTTTAAAATTTTCTTGATCATGGTCATCCCTTTTCTTGATCTGTAAGCCCTTATATTATAATATAATTATATTATAATACATATGACTAGTATATTATAATATATTATAATATGGATTCTTGGGAGACAAAGAATGCCTTTTTTACAAAGCAACATCAATCATTTTAAATGTTGGGTTAGGCGTGAATATACGTGTAATCACATGAAGTATCATGGTGAGTTTTTACATGCCATGTGTATTGCTGTGACAACCATGCCTAATCGATGCCTGAGTTTTCAGGTTATTTTCACAGGTTGTGAAACAGATGACGAAGACGAGCCTAATGTTCACGGCGGTGCAATGTGGGCAAGAATGCCAATAACAGCGTTAGTCGGCGACACACCTTTTGAAGACTGGCCTGAGCCAATGCCCGTACACTACGCCCAGCCTTGGGACTGTATGTCACACACCCACTCAGTCTACACACTAAACAGAGCAACACCCTGTCCGTGGTTAGCAAAGGTGGATAGTGATTTCTATCCTGCAAAGTATCTCTTCACGGTAGATTACACAGACAGTGAGATTGCAGATGATCCTGCACAGCACAAACAAAGCCATGTCATGGAGTTATTAGACGCAGGTGAATGGACTGGTAATATCATAGCATTGCCCAACAACCGCGTGAGAGTGACACATCCAGCATGGTTTGAAACAGGCGAAGGCGCACCAGACTTCCTGCCATCGCAGCATATACACTATTCAAAATCAGATTTAGACTATACTCTGGACACTACACAGATATTCAACAACCTGTATGCAGAGGACATAGATGATGACGATGATGAATAGACTGATGTTCTGCACAGCCTTCGTTCTCATCTACTGGTACGTATGAAAGAATTTATACTAGTCATAACCATGTGGGGAAATGACGGAAGCACGGATCACTACATAGGGCAGTTGTCTCTACAGCAGCCCATGTCCGAAAAACAGTGCCACTGGATGATCGAGGATCAAAGATGGGCAGCTTCATACGACAATAACTATTTCATGTTTGCCATGCACTGCTTCCCAAAAGAATGTGCAGGAAAGAAGTCTTGCTAGATGATGAAATGATAATAATGATATCTGTCGTTGTAGTGGTGTGTATATTATCACTAACAGTTCTGGCTATATCATCATGAAAAGTTACATGGAACTTTTGAAATATTTTTTAAAATTTTTTTCACCCACTAGGATTCCTAGACCACTTATATAGCGTTTAATCGCTGTTTAAGCCTCACTGACGCCCCTCAAAGACAAAAAGGGGGGTATACCACTAAAAATAACACTAAAGGCACTCTAGGGGCATCCTATGAAGATGTTATGAGATTGTTTGAGCAGATGTTCATGTATATACGACCGTAGTGCCGCGCACTGTCATGGGTGGGCGGGGGCAGGTGGGGTCATCGCATCGGCCAAATCAAATCACCCCAGCAACCGATCCAATCGCCGCCGGAGATCCGCTTCGATGTCGGACGCACTCCGCTCTGTCGTGTCGGTCTGTTCAATACGATCTGCGAACATCGAAACCGTTTTGCCTAACAGCTCAAGACTTCTGACCCTTGCCCCATCGGTCTCTGCCCTGTCGGCCTCTTCCATCAAGCGTTTCAAAACATGCTCGCGAAGACGCTGGTCTCTCGTCCGCTGACTGGCCTCATTCTCTGCCTGTATGGCCTTGACCCTTGTGGAGACCTTGGGGTTCTGTGCCAGCTTGCAGGCTTCACTCCAAATGGTACTGTCTCGCATGCCCTCTGCGGCATAGCACTCACGATATGCATCACTCAGAATGGCACCCCCTGCAACCTGCTTTGCGAATGCCTCTTGCTTTGCTGTTAGTCTGTCTTCCCTTCCCACTATTCTGAGATGGTTACCTTTGTCCTTGTCCTTGCCCATTACCCTTGACCCTATCGGTTGCCCAGCACCTAGCGGTGGGCTTTCGCGGTTTTGCCTGACGCCAGCCTAGATGATAAAACCCCAAGCAGTAAAGTTACCTGTAACTTTTTACCTACCCTAAAACACCAATACCCCCTCAATCGCTCTAGGATGGCTCAGGACAGGCTTTAGGGGTTTTTGGGTACTTTCCCACCTAAAACATGCCAGCGGCGTTTTTAGCTTCCACCCTACGTTACAGACCATATCTGAAAATAATTGGCTTTAAATGTAATTATTTGGTCATGGGGGGTTTACTTATACTTCAGACTGTGATCTAACGTGCCTACCGGCAGGGGGGATGCCCCTGTTAACCAATTTCTAGTTAGCCCCAGTTTGGCAATCGGTATCGTGGTAATCAGCCCCACGTCTTCTATCCCACTGAGTGGCGGGACGATGTCAACCTTCCCACCGATACGGTCAACCAAAAACAATATGCCACTGTATCGGGCGGCAATGACAATAAGTCCGGCAGGGCGCGGCACAGGCGTTCCGGCGGAAGGTTCCTGTCGCTGGGGATCGTACCCCAGTTATGAAGAGACACGCGAAACAGGAGTTGCTTAATGACTGCACCACAAATCACAATCAGCCTGCCCATTCATGTTGAGCTAGCCAGACAAGTTCACAAGGCAATGAAGCTGGCCTTCAAGGTTCGCCGTGACAATCTGGAAACAAACGACAAGCCATATGCTTTGGCTCACAAGATGGCTGGCGAGTTAGCCCATGCAATGTTTGGTCTGAACAATTGGAACCCAGAAGATGCTGACCTTTGCAACAAGGTGCATGGCTTTGCTATGGAATTGATTAGTGCTGACATCCGCGAAATCGAGAGAGCAAAAAAGGAGACTGCTAATGCTTGACTATGTTTGTGATTACTGCGGCGAAGAAAATGACGAGAGTTGTCCGCTCGTTGAAAATATTAAGGGCGATATAGTCTGTGAATGTTGCATCGGGAGGGATCAAACTACCCCAAAATTGGAGACTGCTAATGCTTAAACTTACCAAGTCAAAATCAACCGAATGGCTGGGCAATGGCATGGGTACAGCCGCCGCTGAATGGGTGGTCAAAGGCCATGAGCATATCGAAGTGCGCCAGCTTGGCTATGACTGGATGGCGTTCGATACCAGCAAAAAATTCATTGCTCACATCCTAAACGGTGTGCCTGTCATGCGTGATACACGTCTTGCCAGTGCCTACACCAAACGTGATCTGCTTGCGATACTTTCAACCAAGTTGGAGACTGCATAACACATGGGGCTTTGCCCCAGTGTCTGTGTCTGATGCTGACACACTGATGAGCCGATAGCACGGCGAAACACTCAACCTTAATGGAGACTGCCATCATGGCTAAAACTTTTATTGACCCTTTCGCGAATAACAATGTTCTTTCAACCGTTGCTGACCTTCAAGGTCAAGTGACTGCCCTACAGGCCAACAAAAAGGCCGACACTGAGGCCATCAATGGCATGGTAGTTGAGCAATACGCCCAGCTTATACCATGCGCTATTGCGGTTGGCGTTCGCGTCACCAGCAAGGCCGGCATCAGCAAAGGCAAGCTGGTTGGCGGTGCTGATGTCATCGACAATTTCAAGACAAGCCTGACTACCGAAGGCGGCTTCTCTGAGAGCGTCATGAAGAAACGCTATGAAAACACGATCAAAGCTATCGTGTCTTTTGGCTGGGACAAAAACGCCACCAACCTTACCGCTGATGGAGTCAAGGCGGCATTCACTGAGGCTGGTATCACCAGTGAGGCCAAGCTTGCGGCGCACGTCAAACAGGCAAAGCCAACGTCTGATATGAGAGCATTGGCTGAAAAGCTGTTTGGCAAGTTCAATGCTGATGGCGATTTCAAAGCCAGCAAGTATACCGCTGAGGACTGGGCAGAGTTCGACAATGAATACCGCGCTCTGCGTGATGCCAGATTGGCGGCTGACATGGCGGCAGAACAGGCCAAGGTCAAGGCCGCTGAGGAAAACGAGACTGTCGATAGTGTCGTTGACCAGTTCTAATTATGGGGGCTTTGCCCCCTCTTTTTTTGGAGTAATTAAATGATTTGCCAAAACCCATACTGCGAAGAACAGGCCACCCACAAAGCGCCGCACGATGAGCATTATTGCTCTGAGTGCATCCATGAACACGTTTATGATGATTGTGACCCTGACCCATCAAAAAGCTACCTGACGAGCGGTGCGTGAGACACACCCGAAACCCCAGCCCTGCTGGGTTCGTAGCGTCTTGTTACATTTCAACCTTAATGGAGACTGCGTGATGAAATTATCACAAGCTAAGAATATCGTTATGGCTTCAATAGATAGCCAGATCCAGCACGCTGCTGGCCGTGATGCCCAGCGTGTTGTCCCTTACCTTATTGGCGGTGCTGGTCTGGGCAAGACCTCAATCGTTCAGCAGATTTCCGAAGAGCGTGAGCATGGTTGCTATATCCTGTCTCTCGCCCAGTTTGATGCCGCTGAACTGGCTGGCATCATTGCCTTGGTTGATGGTGAGGCCAAGCGCATCATGCCGCACTGGCTTGCAAAGATCCATGAGATGGCTTCCAAAATGGAAGCGGTATACTTGTTTGGGGACGAAGTCGTACAATCGCCGGTCAGCAATCAGAACGTGTGGGCGCAGGTAGTGAATGAGCGGCGCATAGGCGAGTTCAAACTGCCTGACAATTGCGCTATCATTGCCGCTGGCAATCGCACCAGTGACCGCGCTGGCACAAACACGATGCCAACGCATCTGCGAGACAGATTATTATTCGTACCTGTCGAAGCCGATCTGGAAGATGTTATCCCATACTGGCTGGCTCAAAATGTCCATGAGGATGTGATCGGTTTCAATCGTGCAATGCCTCAACATCTGCACAATTTTGATGCAAAGGCTGACGTTTCATCCAGCCCACGTTCATGGGATCGTGTCAGCACCATTTTATCATGGGGCTTAGATCCGGTGTGTGAGGCTGAAGCAATAAGCGGCACTGTGGGACGTTCGATATGCGCTGATTTCATGGGCTATCGCAAGCTAAAGGCTCACATGCCTGATCTGGACAAGATTGTCAGCAACCCTGACAGTGCGGAGATACCCACTGATGCTATGGTGCTGTATGCTTTGGCATCCGGTCTGGCTCACAAGATGAACCAATCTAACGCTGGCAATATCATCAAGTATCTAAAGCGGCTTGATCAGCAGGAGTTCGCGGCGTTCGCTGTTAAAGATGCGGTCAATCGTGACCCTGAGTTGAAGAAGTCTGAGGCTGTACGCCAATGGATCATCACTGATGGCAAACAGCTTATCCTGTAACACCTTGGGGGGCGGCATGACCGCCCCTCAAAAGTTTCATGTAACTTTTTTGGGAGATGCACAATGGATGCAAATCTAAAGATTGCCAGAGCGAAGACACAGTTGGTTATCAAGCACCCATTCTTCGGGTCTGTCGCTATGGGTCTCAACTTTGTCGAGACTGACGCGGTTCCGACAATGGCAACCGATGGCAAGTCCATCCTCTGGAATGCCGCCTTTGTCGATAGCTTTGATCAAGATGTGATCATGGGCGTGATTGCACACGAGGTGTTGCACGTTGCTTTCAAGCACTGCTTGCGTATCGGTGATCGTGACCACAAAAAATGGAATGTCTGCACTGACATTGCTATCAATGACATCCTGATATCTGACGGCTTTCAGTTGCCGCCTGATGGCTTGTTCCACACCAGCAAGCCTGAGTGGGAGCAGTACAAAGACTGGGCGGCAGAGCGTATCTATTCGCACATGCCTGACGATGATATGCCAGAGGACGCACCTACATGGGGCGGCGTTCAGCAGACTGAGGGTGACGATGGTCAGCCACTATCTGAGGCTGAGGCCAAGCAGATCGAAGCGGAGATGGACATCAAAGTGATGATGGCGGCTGATGCGGCCAAGGCCAAAGGCAACATCCCTGCCAAGATCGATCAGCTTGTACAGGTGATGCGGCGTTGTCAAATCGACTGGCGTGATGTCCTTAACCGATTTATCGGCGGTGATCAGCCTGACGATTACACATGGCGTAGGCCACAAAAGAATGCTTGGTTCAATCAGGGTGTATACTTGCCCAGCGTGGACAAGCTGGGTGCCGGTGATGTGATCGTCTATGTTGATACATCCGGCTCTGTATCAGGTGGCGAACTATCTCACTTCCTTGGTGAGATGAACGCCATCACTGAAGATCAGAAGCCACGCTCTGTCACGGTGATCACTTGTGATACCAAGGTTGGCACTGTTCACAGATATGAGCAAGGCGAGGTGATTGAGAAGATTGAGATCAATGGCCGTGGCGGCACTAGGGTTACCCCGGTGTTTGACTACATCGAAGATCATCAGTTGCCTTGTGACAACTTTGTCGGGCTGACTGACTTGGAAATATCTGACTTCCCCGATGCACCTGACTTTCCAGTGCTTTGGGTTTCAACCGATATCGGTAGTGACCGCGCCCCTTGGGGTGAGGTCGCTATCCTCAAAATGGGAGATTGATTATGACTTACACACAAGATCTGCATAAGTCTCTTGCCTTTGCGGCAGAGCAAATTGCCAAGGCTCGTAAGGAATGGGGTGCGCCCCATTCCTATATCGAGGCTCTGTCCGAAGGTCGTTCATATCGGATGGACGATGATGCCACTGAGTATAAGCGTGGCATTGAGGATCTAAGTTCAAATCTACGCAGGTCGTTTGAGGAGCATATAGAAAATCTGTGTCGGCATATCCGCAACACTCGCAGGGAGCGCAATGAGCGCAAGCCCTATGATCCTGTTGGCAACATTGGTTCAATCGGTCTTGCCCATGCGGCTCGTGCGCTTGATTATGTGTATCAGCGCACTCGCACACAAGTTGATTTGTGCAAGCCTTCTGATGGTCAGAAGGTTGGTGTCGAGAATGATGGCGGCTCGTACTTTGAAAAGGTCTATATCACTATCGGTATCGGATGGAAAAAGCTGGTGCATGAACGTGGTCTGGCAATCATCAATTCATCTGCTGGCTTACGCTTTGTCCTGACTGCCAAGCCTCGTACCTTCAGCCATATTGATGATGATATGACCAGAGTGTTTGAAGTCAAGGTCGTTGGCATCAAAAGCAAGAAGGGCTTTGTCGAAGATGGCTGGCTGTTAGTGCATGGTCAGTCGAGTGGTGACGCTCCGGTGTATGACTATAAGCACGATAACAAGCTGGACGCCACCAACAACGTCCACGCCTTTCATCGTTCACTGGGTGACTGCAAGAAGCTGTTTGATCGTAGGGTCAAGGCTCATGTCCTTAACGAGTTGGACAACGTGTAAAACATTGGGGCGGCTCTGCCGCCCCTCAACTTGGGAGAGTTGTAATGGAAGATCATATTTTCTGGGTTGTGACGATATTTTTATCGTCATGCCTTTTTTCGGCTTTTGTATTTCACTGCATAGCCATTTTCAATCTAATTAGAGAGGATTTAAAAAAATGAGATACGAAGATATGTATGATCGTCTGCTTGATGTGACAAAAGAGTTTGACGATCAGGGTGCAACACCGTTTCATGTTGCCAATGTGATGTCTAGGTTTGTGGTCGAACTATCCTATGGCTGCGCTCCTAATCCACAACATGCAACGCATCTCTTGTTGGCCGCAATCACTGATCGTATTGAGCGTGAGGGTAAGGAGAGTGACAATGATTAGTCATAACAATGCACCGAAATTTGGTTATGCTGGATATGAATATAGGCCAGTTATTGAGCATGAGGATGAAGAGGGTGTCCGAAAGGTCACCCACTTTGTCCATCTAAACTGTGATGAAGAGCCAGACTTTGTCATTGATGCCAGCCCATACGCATGGCTGACACTGGAAGAGTTCCAGTATCACATCGACATGAAACAAGGCGGTGTCGAAAAGATAACCGAAGATCAGATACTGGACAGGTTCCCAGAACTTGGCGGCGGTTACTCTGCCGTGATTGATATAATCACAGAACTTGCTAACGGTGATTTATCGCCGGAAGAGTTTCGTAAGTTTGTTTTAACTGAGGAGACAGAAGATGCTTAGATGGATATGCGTGTTCTGGCTGGGCGTGATGATATGCCTAGCCGCAATCGGTTTTATCGAAGATCCGGCAAACAATGTATTTGTGGGCATCACAGTGCTATACTGTGGTGTCTTTATATTCGCCGTGGGTGGGATCAAAATTCTTCAGAGGAGTGATTGGTAATGGATATAGAAAAAGCCAAAAGAGCCTACATGGAAGAATGCAACAAAGTTGGTGCATTGCCGCGCTTTGTTTCTTACATGACATATGATCAATACAGTGAGCAATACACTATCGGCAACACAACCGATGGTGACGTTGCTGACCTACAGCCAAACGGTGCGGTTCTGCGTATGCACTGGAACGCATCAAAATAACGAGGGGTGGTTGAACGGCTGTAGAGGAAGCCGCAAGCGTGACACGCCCCCTCAATCTCTAGTGTGTTACGCACCTCTCCAGTTTCGGTGGGTGCAATACTCCGGCGGTCTTGAGAGTGACCGGACGCCAGACTTACTGCGCTATGCGTTAAGCCCTCGCACCCTTTTGATAACATTGGGGGTAAGTAAGTTAACTCTACGAAAAAAGGGCATGTATGGCCTTTTTCTTAGCCTACAAAAAAGAAAGGGGTGACCTGTCGCGGGTCACCCCAGTTTCTTGGGAGGAAATCATAATGTAATCATGATTTTCCGAAAGTTACATCTAACTTTTTTATACGTCAACTACTATCATCAGTTCCGATTTTTTGACGCTCTCCAACTATCTCTGCCATCACGGCAGAATATCCTGCCTTATCAACGAGACTATCCCAATGCTCAGGCGTGTTGCAAAGCCTCGCCGTTTTAACAGCATCCATACACAACGCCGCTTGCAGTGGTGTTATGTCAGTGTCGAGTATGACGCTCCACAGTCTCGCAATCCTAGAAAAATTATCCAGAGGGGTTCCATATTTATCGCCCCTCTCATCTATTGTTTTTGTTGCTTCCTGTAATAATTCTTTTCCCAGCCTGTCCATCAGAACGGTGTTTCGTATTCTGGCTCTGTCAGATCAGCAAATGGATCGTCACGCTCTGCCGTGTATGTCGATGTGACAGGATTAAAATACAGGCTTGTCTTGCCCTGTTGCCCCACCCATGAAAAGCGGCACTTCCAGATATGCACTTCACTTTCGTTGCATTCTGGATCTGGTCTATGCACGGTTAGACCAACATCAGCTTTCGCAAACCATGCCGCACTTCCCGAAATATCATACCCCTTTGGCGCAGGTACGTTACCATTTGCGTCACGCATCATTTTTGTCGGATGCGCTACAAACCACAGATGGATGCCATGTGACTGAGCGAAAATCCTCAGCTTGGTCAGCATGTCTGATATCCAGTCTGTCTCCGGCACATCTCTGTTTTTTGATATGTAGTTGTATGGATCGATGATCGCGCCCTTGATGCCGTTTCGCATCACTGCAATCTTTAATCTTTCAATGATACCGTCAACCGTGGCCATCGAACCGTCTGCTTGATACACAAACGAGAAGTGTTTCTGAATAAATGACTTACCCCGTTCCAATTCACCTTTGGTCATTCTTGGGGTCATGCCCTCAAAAAACGGTTTTTCAAAATATTTCGATATCAGCTTTGCTATATGCAATCGTGGCTCGTTCTCAAACGAGCATATGCCAAACTTCCAATCGTGCCTAACGGCCAAATTTACCATCAACTGGTCAATCAGTTCCGACTTTCCGCATGATGGATGCCCAGTGACCACGGTCAGTTGCCCCTCTACGATACTGTAGAGTTCGTCAAGGTTTGGATAGCCCGTTCCGAGACCCTTTGCCATGCCATGTTCGTAAATATCGTCCAGTTCTTTATAAAAATGCGATGCGTCATACAAACCAGCTACAGGCCACGGCTTACAGAATGCAGTTATGTCATTTAATTTTTTCTTGCCATGTTTGATAAGAACGTCATTAGCGTCCTTGCAATCATCTGGGTACTCAATCTTCCAGCATCTGTCGCGCCCGATGCGTCTGGCTATTTCTTCTGCCATAGCCTGACCGGCACTGTCTGAGTCGGTGGCAATTATTATTTTGTTTGCCTGATCTATTTCGTGTTTAGCGTCCCATAAAAATCGAAACTTGTTATCTTCCTCCGGGGTAATGTCGTTATCAACAACTTTCATCACCGCGCCGTTAGGAACCGAAACCACGGAGTTCCATCCTGCCTCGACAAACGAGCAAGCATCTATCTCGCCTTCACAAATAATGAGATCACCTTCAGCCTCCACGTTATCGATATTAAAAAATGATTGTGGGCTGCCGTTGCATGAAAAACCTTTATCACACAAACTTCGTATCTTCGCCGCGTAAGATTGTCCTTGATTCTTATATGGGAACACCACGCATTCTGTTTCTTTATCGACAGAGCGGATGTATGTGTTGGACGTTTTTAGTTCTAACTTTAATGCGGTTTCTTTTGATATCCCGCGAGACTTCAGCCAAGCTATTGAATTTGCAGAAAGTTCCATGTAACTTTCTTTCGGCACAACTCTCAACTGTCTTCTCCTTAACTGAGTCTCTGGCTTTTCTAGCTTTACTTTTCCTGTCTCTTCACAGTGATGACAATGATACAAAACATGGTCGCTCTCGACATTTATTGACAGGTCTCTCATGCCCTTCTTTTTTCGTAATGAGGAGCATGACGGACACTGTACTCTGTGTTGCCCAGAGCCAAGTTTATACGCGGTACTAATAAGGGAATTTTCTATTTTCATGATTAGGTTCCTCCAAGAACACATAGACAATATTGATCTGGAGAAGCCATGTCAACAACGCTGTTTGGCGGTATATATTATAATATAATATGATTATAATATATTAAGATTATAATATACTACCTTTCCAATAACTGCTTTATTTCTCTTCCCTCTTCCCTTGCCTCCCCACCTTTACCAGACAAAATTTTGTTAAATATTTTTCTCATCTCGAATATATCCACAAAAGCAAAATCACACACGGTTCTAAAATCATTAGAGGCAATCCATTCCACAACGGACTGCCTCTGTTTCTTGTCATTCAGATACGCATCTGAGATAGCTTGGGATAGAACCTGTCTCCAAAGCCGACACTCTGATGACTGCTCTGGGTCTGTCTCTGTCAAGCCCCCAGTAAATATGCTTCTGCTTGACCTGTCTGTCATTAATAAAAACATTACCTTGCATACAATCTAAAATTAAACTTTCATCCAGATCCGGCCTTCTGGTGGCATAATAAATTAGGATTTCTACAGATACGTCACCCTCAAATAACTCGTCAAGTTTTTTGCACTGATATAAAAATGACACCGCATATTTTCTTGCCTTCTCAGATTTTATCGATACCGGCTTTCCTCTTATCGTGACTATCTTTCTGCTGTTAGCCTTGCTGGCTGGCTCCCCCTCAATCGTGAACTGATGTACTTTTATGGTCATATAAAAACACCTATTGACATTCATGAACAATGGCACTATCTATCAATATGTACTTGGGAGACTACACACATGAAGATCACTAACAATTATGACTTGCCTCAGTCTTTTGTCAACTTTGTCAGAAATGACAAGTATTCCAAAGGCGATGCAAACATTTCAGTGACATCAATAATCGATAGTCCGCGCATCAGACTTATGCGTGACACGCATCGTGACGAGATGACCACGGACGTTAGCGATATGATATGGCCTTTGTTCGGCACTGCCGTGCATCACGTTCTTGAAAGCGCATCGACTGATGATGGCGTGACCATAGAGGAGAGACTGTTCCACAAGATAAACAAGTGGGTTTTGTCTGGGGCAATAGACCATCAGAAAGAAGATGGTAAATCAATTAGCATAACTGATTATAAAGTTACCAGTGTCTGGTCCGTCATTCATGGAAAAGTGGAATGGGAATATCAGCTTAACTGCTATGCGTATCTGATCGACAAAAACAAAGATTTGCCTGTGAAGTCTATACAGGTCGTTGCGATACTTAGGGACTGGAACAGAAGGGACGCTGAACGCCGCTCAGACTACCCACAAGCCCCTGTAGTGACCATAGACGTACCCCTGTGGCCTAAAGAGGACAGAGAGCGCTATGTGAGCGAGAGAGTGGCCTTACACCAGTCTGCCCAGATATCCTTTGACCTTGGCAAAGAATTGCCTGAGTGCAGTGACGAAGACAGATGGAAGCGTGGAGAGGCTTGGGCTGTAAAAAAGAAGGGCAACAAAAGAGCGCAAAGAGTTTTTGATAATGAGATCGCCGCACAGGAATTTATGGGTGATCAAACTAATCTGGAGATAGAACACCGCGAAGGTGAATATGTCCGATGTAAAGGCAACTACTGCGGTGTTGCCACATTTTGCTCACAGTATAGAGGAGATATAGAATGAGCAGTACTTGGGAGACCTTATCTAAAATCGATGTTTCAGATCATACTGAAGAAAAGAATGGTCTGACGTATCTAAGCTGGGCTTGGGCGTGGGGAAAGGTGAAAGACAACTACCCCAAGGCTAGATATATAAAACGTATCTGGGATACGGAGTTGCCTTACACTAGAGATGATCAGGGTTATGCCTATGTCGAGGTGACGGTTATAATCGGTGATGAAGAGCAGAGCGAGTTGATGCCTGTTCTTGATTACAAAAATCAGTCTGTAAAAAATCCAAACAGCTTCCAAGTCAACACGGCTTTGCAGAGATGCTTGGCTAAGTGTTGCGCGATGCACGGTCTGGGTCATTACATCTATGCCGGTGAGGATTTACCGCAAGGTGTAGAAGAGCCTGAGCCAGAGGTATCGATACACCCTGCTGAGGGCGATGCCAAAGAGGCGAAAGGGTATAAGCTGATATCAGAGATATTCATCACCTTTATACCTGACTGCCAAGATGTTGCCACCCTGCGTTCATTCTGGGGCAAGAACAAAGATGCTCTGGAAATTTTGAAGAAGGGCAACAAAGAATTGTATGAAAAAGTTCTAGGTAACTTTACTGAACACTCTGAAACTTTGAAAAAGGGAGAAGCGGCATGACTGAGTATCCACCATCTGGGGTCTTGTTTGCCAATAAGAAAAAAACAAAACAGAACTCGCCTGATTACACAGGCAATCTGGAACTGTCTGACGAGGTTGTAAATGATCTGGTCAGTCAAATGGAAAGGGGCGTGGAAAAGCCTAAAATAAATTTGGCCGGATGGAAGAAAGTCGCCAAGAAGACCGGCGATACATTCCTGTCTCTTCGTGGTTCGGCGTTTGAAGAGAGGGGTCGTCAGTCTGGCGGCTACGCCCCTGCAAAACAGGAACCTCTTGACGATGACATTCCGTTCTAAAAGAGTTCGGTCAAGTAAATATCTGCGAACCTTGCGGGGGAGTCCATGCTTGGTTTGTGGGTATGGCGCAGAGGCGCACCATATCATGTTTGCGGAACCAAATGCCATGAGCATGAAAGTGGGAGATAACTGGTGTGTTCCTCTGTGCCACTCCTGTCATATGAAATTACATCACTATGGTGATGAAAGAACGTGGTGGGATCTACAAGGTATAGACCCTATTAAGTGGGCTAGATCCAACTGGGAGAAATTTAATGAAGAATGCCAGTGACATGACTGTGGAAGAGTTCGCTCTACACCTGCAACAGATGAAAGATAGGGTTTTGAATTTTCATCTTTACGGTGGTTCTAATGTTGGCAAAAGAACAGATCGTTCTTACGCCAATCAACAGAGGGGTAACTTTTTTGGAAACGTGTCGCTTTCATCAAAAGGTAAATATGATGGATAACGTGAGAGATGCGGCTGTAAATTTTGAGGCCGTTAAAATATCAATGTCGCAAGACAAGAATGGGATAACACTAAGATTATCCCTGCATCCTAACGAGTGTCCACCTAGTCTGCATACCGACTGGGTTGGCTCACGTTACATGGTGGCAATGGTCAAGCTGAACGATCAGGACGAGCCAGAGATCCCCGATGAACAAAGAGAAATTAAGAAGATGATTGCAAGCGCAGGAATGCTGTGCAGGAACGATCATTTTGCACTTTTCCTTGGTGTCGAAGGTGGGGAAGATGAGGTGGCTAATATGTTGAGGCAAAAGCTGGGCATAAAATCTAGGTCTGAGTTTAACAACAACTCAGAGGCAAGACAAAAATTTACAAACCTGATTGAGGATTTTGAAAAATGGAAAAAGCTAGAAACCCGAATGTAGCCCCAGAGACACTGGACGTAAATCACTTGGCTGAGATGCTTGGCATGTCTAGAACTGCGTTGTTCAAGATACGAAAGAACGACAGCACGTTCCCAGAGCCAGCATTCAAAAGTCCAAAGCGATGGACAAGATCACAGATTATCCAATGGCTAAACTACAAGGCCAACATAGTTGATGACGCTGAACAGGCTGGTAAAGAAGCCTATGGAAATGTCATAATTGAAAATAAATGACATTATTTGTATTTTGATGGTTGACATTGTAAATGGGATGATTAACTATGATAGAGAATTACAGAAGAGTTCAAGTGAAGTTGAAAGATTTGATAGATGAAATATGGAAGCATCCTGAGATTTGTTTATCAGATACAAATAATTTGGATGAATTTGTAAATAGCGTTCTTGAGGCTGAAAGCAACTTGAACAAATTGATATCATCTTTGGAAATGAAAGGACAAGAAGATGACTGTAACGAAAAAGACTGGTAATGAAACCATAGAACTACACGCACTAAAGCAAGGTCGCATCACATTGCGTATGATTGGTCAAACACCATTGTACTTTAATTCGATGTCTGCCAAGTCAAAGCGTGATCTTTTAATTGGTGGTGGTAAGAAAACTGCCGCACAAAAAAAAGAAATCAAACACAATCCTGAGCAAGAGTTTCAAGATAGTGTTTACACACAATCCAAAGGAGACACTTTACTTTGTTTTCCTGCGGCTGGTGTTAAACAGGCGATGGCTACTGCGGCACTGGAGACAGGTGGTATCACCAAGTCTAGTGTACAGCGTCTGATTTTTCTTCCACAAAGTCACATCAATATTTGGGGCAAGCCCTATTTGAAGATGGATGTTGTTCGCTCTGCTGACATGAACAAAACACCTGATGTACGGACAAGGGCATTTCTGCCTGAGTGGTGTGCAGAGGTTGAGATACGCTTTGTCACCCCAACACTTGGGGGCATGGGTATTACGTCTTTGTTGCAGAACGCTGGAACCATATGTGGCATAGGTGACTTTCGCCAAGAAAAAGGCAAAGGTGGCTATGGCACATGGACAGTATGCAGTGCTGAAGAGATGGAAGAGTTCCAAGATATCTGGGATCAAATCACAAAAGAAGGTCGTGATATCCAAGAGATCGCTATGCAACAGCCTGTGTGTTTTGATGAAGAAACAGCAGAACTGATGCAGTTGTTGCAAGAAGAAAGGATACGCCGTGCGGCGTAATAAAGTGATGGGGGCGGTGAAAGCCGCCCTCTTCAAACGGTCAAGGCGGTTGAGTTCTGTTGAGTTAGGGTTTGCTCAGGAAGTTCTGGTGTGGCAAGGCGTGTTAGGGCGGTTGAGTTCTGGCGAGTTCTGGCGATTTTTGTTTCGTTCTGGCATGGCGGTTTCGGCGGGGCTGGCTGGGTTTGGTCAGGTGCGTTACGGTCAGTCATGGCGGTCGGGGTTCGGCATGTTTTGGTGTTGTCCGGTTAGTCGCGGTAAGTTTAGGCGGTCAAGTCGGGGTCTGGCACGGTGAGTAGAGATATGGTTTGGTATGGCGGTCACGGTAAGATTATCTCTGTTGAGTCGGGTTATGTTGTGGCGTGGCGGTTTCGGCATGGTCAGGTCTGGCAGGGTTAGACGAGGTTTGTTGTGGCGGTTCTGTTACGGCAAGTTATGGTCAGGCTGGGTATGTTGCGGTGTGGCGGTCTAGTTAATTAAGAAAGGACGAAAAATGAGTAGATTTAATAAAGCTACAAAACAAAAGATAATTGATGATTATCTTAATAAGACTGGCAGGAACATCTGTATTCCAGATGAACTTGTTGCGTGGATGAAAACACAGACTGATCATGAGGCTTATGATATCTTCACTTGGGATGAAGAAGAAGCCGCACATGCTCATCGTGTAGATCAGGCTAGGCGTTTCATTAGTGGGCTTCGCATAACCATAAAGACTGAGATCATAGAAAGTGAGGTCAGGGCTATCAAGGTGACTGAGTACCCTGCTTTCATATCTCCTCGCTCTACTAGGAAGGAAGGCGGCGGCTATGTGCCTTTCAATCCGGATGATGAGATGTCACAGTCGGAGTTACGCAAACAGGCTGGCATAGCACTGGCAGGATGGCTCAACAGGTATCGTGGATGTGCTGAGAATATCGGCTTGGACATGGATAATGTTGAAGAAATGGTTAGGGTCTTGCGTGATGACAAAGAAGAAGCCGCCTAAAGAACTTGGGTATCATTGCTTCATAAGTCTTGATTGCGTTGATATGCCCTTGGCACACAAGTTTAAAATAATAGAAAACTTAGAAAAGTTAGGGGTCGATTTGATCCCTAACTTTCATACACAACAATGCAAAGTATGCTATAAGACCTTCATCTCTAAGCGGTCGGACACTATGTATTGTTCTGATGCCTGTAATACTAGATATCTGAGAAACAAAAAAGTTACAGGTAACTTTACAAATCTTTCATAAGAACATTGCCTCGTTGGACAATAGTTTCTACTTGCTCACTCATTCTCTCAAGTATCTTTTGTTTCTGCTCTTCTGGTATCCTTGGATTGTCCTTGATCTGAGCCATCTTCCGAAGGAGCCTGTTCCGTCCGTTGTTGATAGATTTTATGGCTCCTGCGATACGCAGCTCGTCTGCATATTTTTCTCTCGCTCTATCAATTAAGGCTCGGTCACCTCTTTCCAGACCATCCATCAGCACTTCTCTTGCTTGCAGGACTCTGTCTCTCTTGTCTATGTATGTGCTTAAATCTTCTCTGTTAGACACTGAGTACACAACCTTTCTGGTAAAAGGTATTTTTCTGGTCATGTCATCTGAGAAGCCCTCTTCCAAAGCCTTTGGCAGTGTGACAGCGGCAAAGTCACCTGTCATTTGAGTAAATCTTCCTATGCCACCTGTTAGATAGCCCACCCAGAACTCAATAACATCAGGAGATACATCAAGCGTTCCTTTTTCTATGGTAGATCCATCAAGACTATTCAGCCAGTTCGCTATCCACTTGGCCGAAGGGGATGTCGTTGACCAGTACAACTGACTATCAGGTGGCGGTGTAGGATCAAATGGAGATGTCTCTTTATATATTGGCTTATTAGCAAAGTCCTCGTTTTGCACTAAATCAATAAACGGATCTGCTACTGTGGGCGCTACAAAGTTAGCAAAACTTTCTGTGCCACCCAAAGGATTTAGCGTGTCGATCATTGTCATTATGGCTGAGTCTGCGGCTTCCGATGGAGAGTATCCACCTCTTACCATTCTGCTGAGTGAGCGCCCGATATTTACTGCCATGTTTAAACCATAAGGCATGGGTATGGTTATGTGAGATCTGTCTGTAACTCCAATTGGGTCACGAAATATTATATTATGCTCTAGTATGTAATCTGGGACTTTGTCATAAACCAACTGACCATCTTCATCCTCTTCTGAAAAAGCAGCATTCACCTGATCTAACACAAGACCAGAAACCATTAGGCCAACCCATATCTTGCGAACCTTAGCAGATCTAGTTGCTGCACTAAGCATGGCAAACGTGCCTTGGAGAGAAGCATTGTAGAACAGATACATGGAGTTCATGAGGGTTTTGTATTCACCGCCCTTAGCAAAATCCACTGTCACATTACGAGCGGCAAAGGCGGCTCTTTGCTCTCCTATTCTTGGGGCAAGAGCCTTGAAGGTGGCAACACGGATAGCGTTCTCAGCAACGGTGTTGTAATCCTCTAGAAACTTCAACATGCTCCCGGTCTTTTTGCCTATGAAACTATTTTTAACAGCGTTCCACTGACCCCTTGCACCCTGTTCCGCGATATCATCAGTCAGCTTTTTAATATTTGCTATCTGATCACTTAGATCGCTGATCTGATTTGTGGCATTCTGACCACCAGCTCTTTGGAATCTTCTGAAAAGAGCCGCGCCTGTGAGTTCTGATACAGGAATATTAGGATCGTCTTGGACATTCTCGTCATCCCTAATCACTCTCCTCAAAGAGCCAAAAGCCTCTTTCATGTTTCTTGCAACTTCTGATGTCAGCCCTTTTATTTCATACTGATTTACGTTGACACCTGCTGTCTGTATGTCTCTGAACAAGTTTGTTATAATAAACTCAGGGTTTAGAGATGTATTAATGTTGGAAAGATATCTGTTTATCTTACCAAGACCTCTAACAACGGCGTTTGATGTCTGTGTCGAGACACCCGTGCTACCCTTCAAAGCATTTGCCAGTCTTCGATCCCTAACCTCTATGTAAACATGCTTGCCGTTCTCTTTTACGGCAACGATGTTTGGATCGTTCATAGCATTTCTGTCAACTATCGTCCTGACAGAACCCTTCACAAGACCTCTTGTAAGAGGGATGCTATCCAACTCTTGTGCAAACTGACTGGTTATTTGCTTGTCTGCTCGCAGTAATTTCAAAAATGACAAACCAACTTTATTACGCTCTGATCTTATGACTGCGTTTTGATTTTGCAGGAAGGTAGCGGCTAATATGTTTGTTGCATATTCCTGCCTGCCAAGAGCCTTTCTGTCTTCCCTGCCCCTTACTGAATATCCTTTGTTAGTGACTGCTCCTGTGTAGTATCCGTCTTCAGACGCTTCGCCATCTGAATCGAATATGCCCCTGAGAGGTACATAGTTATCGTACTGAGGAGGTTGTTTAACCTCACCACTTTCAAGAGTGATAGGCTCGTTGCTGTTAAAATCAGGTGTCAGACCAGATGCAACTCTTATAGCGTTCGTATCATCGACTACCTCACGCACACTCTCCCTTATGTTAGAGAGCAGATCCCTGTTGCTTGGATCTAGCGAATCTACCCACGACAGGATGTAGTCTGCTTCGGCATCTGTCATGCCTGATCCGTTGTCTAGGTCATTGTTAATGGAGCTTATGTATGCGTTTCTTTCTTTGGCATGTAATGCGTATAAGAAAGCATCCACCACTGCCATTCTCTTGCTTCCAGTCTCTTTCAATGACTGGGCGGCATAGCTACCCTTGTCAAACTCGTTGCTGAAGCTACGCCCCTCCAATCTTGCAAAGTCATCATCAGAAACATTTATGTTGCTTACGAGTCTGGCTATAGGCTCGTACATGTCTTTCTGCTTTGAGTTTATTATATCCCCTGTCTTGCCGTGGAATAATGTCTCTTGAAGATATGTATCCATGCCATCTGCGATGGTCATGCCCTGTTCTTTTAACTTGTCTATCATGATGCCTACAGGCAGAAAGGCATCTTGGAATTTTGTTATAAATCCCTGAGATATGTCTCTTGCTTTTTGTTCGCTGACCAAGCCACGCAGACCAACAATCTTTGCTATCGTGTTATATGCAGAAGAGTAGCTTATGTGATTGTTGCTTTCGTTTGCTACAAAACTCGTAGACCCTGTGTCTATCGGTGCGTAAGCTGACCTAGAGAATGATCTGCTCAACTTTCTGGCTTTTAAATCTGGATAAGCTGTTCTAACGGAATACACAGGTTGTGGTCTTGTGAATCCAAACTCAGAAAGCACAGCAGGATCTGAAACCGTTCCATACTGCAGAGACAGAATTATCTTAGGTGACTTGTGTGTGGGACGAATCCACTCCAGCCTGATGTCTTTGTTGCTTCTGCCCCCATCAGGGAAAGAAATTACATTCTGACCGTCTTTGTGACCCTGTGAATGCCAAGCAAACATCAACTGTTGTATGGCAGTCTCTACATCTGGAAACTTTGAGTTCTCTGTTATCTCTTTTTCATGGCCTCTTTCTTGGATGTGATACTTGCCAAATCCAAAAGGTCTACCAGCGGCATCCTCTCCGTGATTACCTGCGAACAACAGCACTGGCACAGGATTGTTGCCATCTTTGATGACCCCAAACAAAGAGTTGTATCTTTCAAACTTTGGAAACTTCTTCGGTGCCGGTATTGTTGCGAAAGCGTTTGATGGAGATGTAGAAAACTTCTTTGTTGAACGCGGCAGCGACTCCAGCATTGACTGTATTTTATCAAGATCCTGAAGCTGTTCTTCGTTTAGATCTCCAAGAGTAGGCTCATCGTTTTCAAAAAGCTGTATGACCTCAGCTCTGCTGGTGTCTAACTGTCTGTTTACTGAGTTAGGATTAAGAGCCGCTCCATTTTGTGCATCAACAGCGTCATCATAATCTAGGAAACGCTCGCCCTCATTGTCTCCATTCTTGTATGTAAACCTTCTTTTCGGGTTGTAATACATGAAGACGACATCAGGCTCCCCGTTATTGAATGCAGAATACTTTTCTTTATCCCATCCCTCTGGGGCAAACTCGTCATTCCACGATGTTCTTGACCTGATTGTAAAACCATTAGCGCTGTAGGCACCGGGGAGGAAAGTATCAAATGCATCTAGTTTGTTGCCACCCTCTTCCACAGCCAATCTAATTGCAGAATAGTTAAATCCTGAATGAACTGGCTTCCTAAGAACGTCACTGATAACTGTTCCTTTTCCACGATCCTGACCCTCTACAAATGGTGTTCTGGGAGTGTTAAAAACAGATACTATGTCTTTCACCCCTTCTATTTCACCATCTTTTATTGCAAAGCCAGCTCTGCCATCCTCTGTTAAGAACAGCCTCATGTCAGCATATCCAGTGTCATCCTGATTGGTTTCTGTAGGATAAACATAAACAGACGCTCCAAGCGGGCCTTGAGCAGTTTTTGCCGCATCTATTGCTTCAGAAAACTGTTGAGCAGATCTTATCGTTTGAGCTAACTCGTATATCACAGGGACTTTTATTCCCTGTTCGTTATATAATCTTTTTGCAAAGGGTAGTGCTGAATACTCTACAGCTACATCATATCTGCCCACTCTTCGGCTTGATCTCTGTCTACGCCATACTCGTCCATTATCCCCCGCACCAATCCTGACGGCGATGGTCGCAGCCTTTGCTGGGCTGACGCTGTACTTGAGGTTTGAGGCGGTATCGACTTCAGCAGACTGTCTGCTAATTCCTCCATCCTCTCGTCCGGCACTTGAGTCAGGGTTGATTCTGTCTCTGTCTGTAGGGGGAAGTGCTTCTGCAATTTGCTCATCTGTAAATCCTTCTCTTCTGGCGTACTCTATCGCTCCATCAACATAGTCATTATCTGCCCCTGTGCTTTGTGTACCCATAGAAGCAAGGAGTCTTTTTTCGTGATACCACATGAGTGCTTGAAAATCGGCATTGTTGATATCTATGCCGGTCTTTTCTTTCAAAAGTTCCCTAGAACTTTCTGCGGCAAGCCTCATGATATTTCGTTCTGTGCCGTTTCTTGGTGTTGCCTGCTCGAACTTGCCACTTAAATTTTGTGCATGTGTGTCTGCCGCTTGGAACAAAGGCGTTTTATCTGGTCTCTCATCTGCACGAGCTTTTCCAAATCTATTGAATATCCTTTGGAATTTTGCATTCAAAGCAACGGCAAACTGGTCTACATTCTGACCCTCTATTGAGTCAAAACCCTCATCAAGCATTACATCGTCTACAAGGGTTTGCTCAAAATCAGTTAGATCACCCTCAAGAAGATCCTGTATTCTTGATCTGTTTTTAGCATTGGTGGCATCTGCGGGTTCTTTGAACGGCTTACCGATGATTCGGTTCCACATACGCATCCACCACATGTCCATAGTGAGAGCATCGAACTCACCATTTAGATTCATGTAGAAACCGTTGCCTATTTTAGCCCCAAGTATGTGAGCGACTCTGACCTTTGTGTCTTGTAACTCTCCGCTTGGTATCGTTATGCCAAGCTCTTTTATGAGAGGGTTATTTTTTAACTCTCTTACAGTTGTTTCTTGAGTGAGATAGTTCTGTATTTCTACGTCACTCATTCCTTTTTTGCTTTTTAGCACGTTATAAAATGCAAATGCCTTACGCATTGCCGCCGCGCCTTTGTCACCGTATCCATCACCCTTGAAGAGACCAGTCTCTTTCCAGACTTTGTACTCTTCCATAGCACTTACAAAGTTCTGGTTTACAGAGAGTCCATTTGATGTAACAGCCATAGCAAATGTGAATGCTGCCCTAGCTTCCGGGTCATTTAATATCTGTTGATTGCCGCCCTCAATCTGTCCCATGAACTCAAACATGGTTGCCACTTTATCTTCGTACCAACCGATTGCGTTCTTATCACCGCGAAGAGCCGCCTCTGCCTCTGCCGCCATGATCATGACTATTTTCTTAAAATCTTTGGGATCTTGAGGATCGAGAGTTATGTTGCCTCGTTCTTCCTGCAAAAGCCTGAGAGATGTGGCAACTCTTGGCCTTACAACATCACCTCTTTCATTAAAAACCCTAGTGTCGATGAAGTTGCTATTTTCATCAATCCTATGCAACACAGATGCTTGCGCCAGCTTTTCACTGATACCCAACTGTGACTTGGCAACATTTGACTTTACCCTTTCAGGAGTTGCCTTGAATGGCTCTATGGAGCTTGGAGATGTTGAATATTTGTTGGGACCGTTTACAGGCTTTGTTACAATCCTTTTTCTTGAGCCTAGCTGTTTTGTTCTATCTTCTGTTTTTATGTTTTCAAATATCGATGCGGCAGAGTCGAAGCCTTCATCGTTATGCGCTCCTGCAATCGCCTTGAAGAACTTTATTATCCTGTCTAAGAGATTCTTTGGCTTACCTGCAATTTTGAGTCTGCCGTCAGCGTAAGCGCGGAACATTTCAGCAATCGCCTCTTCTTCCAGAAGGCTTTGCATCTGATCTTCGTTAAGGTTTGGATCTGTCGGGTTTAATAGCTGTGCGCGATCAAAGAACGTGTAAGCTCTTTTCTCCCCTTTGCCCTGTTTAATGGCAACGTACTTTGTATTGCGAGCCGCTTTGACAAGAGTCTGATATTCTGCATCAGTGAACAGGCCAAGTTCTTTTAGAGCGTGTATGATCTCATGATCCAACACGTTCCTCATGGATGTTACAAACTCATCATCAGTCAGGGTGGGGTCATATATTGACATGGCAAGAGATATGGAACGCTTGCTAGGATCAAATACACCCTCAGTATTAGGATCTTTTACTCCTGCCTCTCGCTCTATGTAGTCATCTACACTAAGAGCAACGTCACCAATACCAAGGCTCCGCATATATTTGCGTAATCTTCTGGCAACTCTCTTTCGTTTTAACTGATATTCGTCACGGAACTTTGCAGTTTCTGCTTCTTTGGCAACCTTGCTTGCCTCTTCTGCCTCTTCTCTTTCTGTCTTTGCTTTTTCTTCAGCAACACGAGCCTTCTCTCCTCAGCATCCTTAATATCAGACTCGGCCTCAGCTAATAGTCTCTTAGGCTCCTCTACAGCCCTTTCTATGGACTCTATTTGTTGATTAGCGCTCTCTACCGCCACTGGATTATTTTCTTCCAGAGCTTTATCTCTGAGTTCTATAGCGGCTCTTTTAGGAGCTTCTATCTTTTCTATCTCAGCCCGCGCTTTGTCTCTTTGCTGTTTTTGCGTGTAAAGAGGATCTAATCTTGGATCATCAGGCAGGACGTATCTGCCTCTTTCTTTGTGTACAACAAGCCCCTCAGACTCAAGATCTCTAAGTATCTCATCCACAACCTCTGTTGAGTCAGTGTTGATTGCTCTTTTTATTTGACCTTTGTGTACTCTTCCACGTTTAGCTATCTCTTTCTTGGCATCATCTTTTTGCTTTACAGAAAATATAGGTGCGGCTGGCTTTGGTGATATATCTGGCCTCTGCAAGGCATCAAACTGCTCTGCAACATCCTCTCCAAATACTTTTGTTATTTCTTCTTTTGTTACGTCAGCATCAGGGGTTATTCCCGTGCCTTCTCTGGATCGCTGTACTGCGCTTGCGCCTTCTGGGCTTAGTGACGTAAGTGGAACAGGCATAAATGGTCTAACAGCCTGCTTTGCCGCCCTTGCAAGACTTAACGCTTTCTGCTCGTCTGTTAGATTAGTATCTTGAACCTCAGCTTCTGCTGTTTCTATAACCTCTTCTTCTACAGGCTGACGCAAATCAAAGCCAACTTTACCAGCTCTTATTCTTGCATCTGCACGGTCACCTTCTTCAACCGCATCTTCTTGTAATTGTCTTTGTGCTTCGGCTATTTCTTTTTTGTTTTTATCACCACCAACAATGTTGGTTGTGCCTCTGACAGTTCCACCGACAAGACCAGCGGCGACAGCAACCTCTACATATTCATCTATGGCTTCTTGACTAGTTAAGTCTTTTCCAGCTTGCATACGCTCAAGAAGTTGTTGACCGACTTCTGTAGGCACTTCTGCGGCGGCACCTATGCCTACACCTTTTATACCTCTTGAGAATATGCCGCCTCCCCCAAGAAACTTGGGGTTTATAACCCTTCCTATTAAAATTCTATCTGCTATTAAATCTAGCAAGGACTGAGGTATAGCCGTTAGGGCGGCGACACCCTCATCTATCTCTGCTTTACGTCCAGCCTCTACCTCTTCTTTCTGTGCCTCACGGTTCATGCCGTAAAAGAAAGGTAGATTTGCCGCTAAACCACCCGCCACGGTGCCGACAATCATACCACCGGGGCCAAGGACAGAGCCTATCGCACCACCAGCCGCACTAGCGCCTATTGTAGATGCCAGTTGTGGGACTTGTTCGCCAAGAGTTTCTTTGAAAAAATCAAACGCACTTCCGATGTCTTGCACATCGTCAAGTCTTGTAGCATTTGCACCAGATTTCTTGAGATCTTCTTTCTGAGTCTCGACTATACCTTCGCCGACTTCTTCAAGCCATTCTACGCCTGTGCTTTTACCAAGACCCTCAACAGCAGAGCCGAGTCCTAACTGTAATGTGTCTATGCCGCCGCCAAGCGCACCAAAAAAGCCTCGACTCTCGTCAGTCTCCACAAGATCTTCTGTGGGCTGACCGTCAAGTCTAGCTATATTTTCATTGATCCTTTGTAGTTCTTCGGGGGTTGGCTCTACCCCTGCGATCTCAAAGTTGTAGTATTGACCTGAGTTTGGCGCTTTTGCTTGTATTATAGGCATAGGCCATACCTCAACTTGTAGAAGCTACATTGATAGCTGGCACTCCTGCCATACCTCTTAATTGTGCCGCTCTTGATAATAAAGAATCTCTAGCCTCAAAGTTTTCTGGCTTTTCCGCAGCCAAGAGAAGTTTATTGGCTTCCTGTAAAAGTGTGTTCTTATCCAACACGTTTGTATCAGCAGATTTTCTTAGCTTGGCTCTGGCGTTGATAAGATCAATGACACCCTCAGAGTAGCGATCCTGCGCTTCTTTCATAGCTTTGAGTCCTGATATACCAGCCTCACCAACAGCACCCAACAGCCTTGGATTCTTCGATGACATTAGAGCCAGACCAGCCTGAGCCAAGGCCAGATACTTATCTGTCTCACGATCCTTTTCTAACTTAGATTGAAGGGCAAGTATTTCTCCCTCTAGACCTGTGGCCTCCTGACCTTTGCCAAGAGCATCTTGTAGTTGCTTTACTAAGTCTGTTGTTTTCTGTCCTGTCGTGGTTTCTGTGGTGGTTTCTTTGCTGGTTCCTGTTGCAACGGACTTTCCTGCTGGTGCCGCTTCAGTCTCTGTAGTTCTTAATTTTGGTAAATCATCTTTCTTTACAACCCTTTTGTCATCTGTGACGATGTTCCCTCTTCTTATCCCCGGTATGTCCTTCTCACCAACCCCAACAGTTTTTGTCGTTGCAATTTGATCAGGCGCACCCATACCAACTTCCATAGTTTCATCCAAAAGACCCTGAGACAAATTACCCCTTTGACCAGCGACAAGCGCAGGATTTGGCTTCGCATAACCCTTTGCTTCAGGAAGGCTTAGATCATCAGGGATAATGCTTTTTATCATGTCAAAAATATTTCCTGACTGTCTTTCCTCTCCACCTGTTTTTTCTCTTAAAGCAGGCACCCTTTCGTCAAATACTTCTTTTGGAGTTTTTCTAGCGAGTGACGGGTCATCCTGTAACATTTCAACATCAGTTTGTGATGTAACAGGCATCATAGTTGCTGCCTGCGCCGTTGGGATCAAAGCATCCATCAAAGAAAAGTTACTTGTAACTTTTTCCTGTGGGGCAAGGTCTTCTGCCAGTATCTGCTGGACCATGTCTGGATCATCTGTGCCAGCGGCTCTTATGGCTCTGTCTATCTGTGCCTGAGAAAACGGCTGTTGACCCTGCTCGAAACCAACTATTGCAGGTATCAAGTCAGACCCTCTGCCTGCAAGATCGATCTCTTCATCCGGCCCTATGCCTGTTTTTTGAGATAGAAAATCTATATAGCTCTCTGTTGGATTCTCTGACTTAGGCGCATATCTGTTGGCAAGACCTCTGATTGTGTTTAATCCATACTCATCACCATATGTCATGAGAAGACGCTGTATCGCTCTTAGCCCTTCATCATCACTGGCAAATGTAGAGTACCCACTGCCTTGGCCTGTCTCACCTATAAATCCAGCGCCGGGGCGTATGTTGCCGGGGTTTCTCTGACGCAAACCAAGAGGCAGTCCGTTCTGTGCTTTAATCACACCGCCCTCTTCAAAACCAAGGACATCCCTGATGTTTCCTATGATATCCCTGTCACCGCCAAAGCCTATTTTACTGGCAAGAGAATCACCATCATCATCTCTTTCTTTTTTTGTGCCTAGAAAAGTATTGCCTTGGAACAAGCCTATCTTTCCGCTCTTCATGCGTCTTTCTTCTATTCTTGGCCTGCTTGCTCCACCGGCAGACATAGACATGATACCGCCTTCATACATGGGCATTGCACCCATAGGGGCTTTCATGGGAGCGGACATCACAGAGCCTATACCGCCTTCTGCCATAGATGCCTTTGGTGCCATAGCCTCAGACATACCCATGATACCACCTTGCGGCACACCAGCGGCGGCAACTGCTTCTTGCGCTACAGTTTGCTCTTTAGCTGCCTGATCTGATTTAAACTGATCGCGCATACGCTTACGGCGTGTGATCTCACTCAGAACAAGAAACTGAGGGGCATTACCTGAAGGTCTTTGCATCTCGTTAATAAGCTGCTCTTCAGAAAAGTTTTTTAGATTGTCCTGAATGTCGATTATGTTCATTAGCCAACAAGCCCTTTATACAAACCAAGACCAGCTATACCCGTGCCAAGAAGTTCCTGTATGGGATTATAAGCCTGAAATTTTTGTGTTTCTGTAGATGGCTGCACAGGTATGCCTCTTAGTATTGAAGAGAAGAACTGCAACTGTTCTCTTGGGAAATCTCTTTGCCTGACAAAATCTTCGTATGCAGTTGTTAGCTGTTGCTGCTCTCTTGCACGTTGTGCCTGACCTATGCCCTCAAGGAGTTGTGCCGCCTCTACATCTCCGGCTCTAGCTCTTTGACCCAGTTCAGTTAATTGTGCTGCTTGCTGACCGGCAAGCTCTGTAGCTCCCAATCCAAGTTTTTCTGCGGCCTGTCTCTCTGCCGCCTGCGCTTGTTCTACACCTACCCTTGCCGTTCGGTCTCTTTCAAATTGTTGTTGCGCCTGTTCAAACGCTTGCTGTTGACCAGTTGCCTGTATTTCTGCCAACTGTCTGCCAAGCGCCTCTTGCGCTAAACCCTCTTGAACGGCCTGCCTTGATCCACCAAAAGCCCCAGCCTGAACCGCTCTGGTATTTCTACCGGCTCTTTGTCTGGCATCGTCCAGTATCGCCTGCTGCTTTTGCACATCAATAACATTTTGAATATAAGGAGACATGTACTGTTGAGCCGCTGCTGAATCAAACTGACCAGCAGGAGTAAACTGTGTGGCTTGAAAACCCTGACCTTGAGCGGCTCTCAGTATATTTTGAGCGGTTGTTAACTGTGCCTCTGGAAGCCCAGCTATACCTGCGCCAGCAACATCTCTTACCTTTTGTTCTGAATCCAGAACATCTTGAGGCGTGGACGCCAGTCTCTGTTGATCATACGGCGTATACCCAGACTTTGACTCAGCCTCTGTTCTTTCTAACAGACGCTCAAAGTAAGGCTGCACATATTCAGGCAAGTTTGACTGAACAACAGTTGATTCTGTTGGTGGGGCTGGACCGCCCCCGCCGCCGCCTTTACCCATTGCTCATCTCCATTCTATAAGCGATATACTCAGGATTCCAACCATATTTTCCAAGCCATCGACCCCATGCCTTACGACCGTAGGCTTCTAGATGTGTGCATTTGTTGTCTTTTGCAAAACTTTCCATAGTTTTCTGCGCTATCGGCAACCACTCTTTCATTCTAGAACCTCCAAGCCAGTCCATAGCCATAGCTCTTTTGCCCGGATATTCTATTATTCTTGTGGTTATGGCTGCTATCACTTTTTCTTCTTCCATTATAACCCAGAGAACATATAAATCACTTTGTATGCCGTGAAATAAATCATCAATATGGTACTTTCCATTTGATGTATCCACAGATTTATTCATCACCCTTGCAACATCAGCCCAAACAGCGCCCACGGCCTCTTTGGGAACCGCAGAAATCATCATGCTGGCAGCATTTTCTCCTGTGGCACTTGATCAGGTTGTGACTCCTTGCCAGTTCTAAGTTTTCTAACTCTATCCATCATTTCATAAAGAGCATCAGAGCCAGCGTCAGAAGAACCGTTGCCAAGACCACTGACCACATCAGCAGGCACAATAAACTCACCATCTGAAAGAACAACATCTTGCTCGCCCTCTAGTGTGGCTGGAACCATATCATCCATGCCATCGCCAACGCCTCTTACCATGCCCTCTTCTACCATCGCATCCCTTGCGAACTCACCTCTCTGAACACGGCCTACAAGATCTCTAAGGGCTTCTTCGCCATATCTTGCTACAAAAGCGGCCAAAGCGATCTCTGGCGACTCAACACGACCTTCGATAGCATCTACAGCGTTGCTAATAAGCTCTTTGTCGTTTGGCTCCGGCATCATGCCGCCCTCTTGCCTTCTTAACAGATCTCCAGTAATGCCCGGCCGACTTAATTCTCTCATAATTAAATCCATTTCTGTTTGCTGGGCTTTAGTTGTATATTCGTCATCTGGCCCAAGCGCCTCCAGCCTATCCATAAGTCCTAATCGTTCCTCTTTTGTTAATACTTTGCCGCCTCTTCCATATTTAAGAGATGCTAATCCACCGTCTGCAAAATAACTAAACTCTTCATCAAATCCGGGCCTATAATCAGAACCCGGATTTTTGAGGTCGTACACAGCAGCCTCTGCCTCTGGTATGTCTCTTCTTGGCTTTTTAGCCAGACCCTCTAACCCCTGTGGTGCTAATAAATTAGATCCTGCCAAGGCGGTAGATCCTAGCTGACCTGCTGTAAATGGCAAATTAGCACCTTTAAAACCAGCCGTTAGACTTCCGGGGGTTTGCGTTGCCGCTGTGGGATCAGAGAATATACCGGTACTAGGTGCAGTAGATGCGGCTGTTGTTGACGCTGTTGGTATGGGAACATTAGTCAACCCAACACCACCTTGAGCAACTGGACTTCCAAATGACGCTGGCTGAACGTAGGTAGATGGATTTACAAAATCAGCGGCACCCTCTACCCCCATACCAGAAACTGCCTCTGGACCTGCGGTCAAACTTTCAACTGCTGTTGGATCGGCTCCACTACCCATCAAAGAGCCTAATGCTTTACCACCAAGATAAGACATAAGACCTGTTTGTATTCCTTGCCCTAGATTACCTGTTTGCAAGTATGACCCTAATCCAGATCCGATTGAACCAGCGGCTAATGCACCAAGACCGCCAGCTAAACCAGCACCCCCTAAAGCCGCTCCCCCTGCTCCTAGTAATAGTGGTAACATTACTCGCTCCTATATATCTGCATATTCGGCCTTGGCATCAAACGATGGGCAGGCTTTATCAGCAAAATCTCTATGACCATATATTACAGAATCTGGATATTTATCCAATAGCTCTGACAGTAAATTTATCATTTCCGCTTTTTGTTCTTCGGTGCGTGTGTCTTTAGGATCTCTGTCAACGTCAGTACCACCAACATAGCAGATCCCGATGCTATCAGAGTTATGGCCCCTACAGTGAGCGCCAGTGATTTCTTCAGGACGACCCAAATGGCGTGAGCCATCCAGTTCAATGACCCAATGATAGCCAATATCACTCCATCCGCGTTCTTCAGTGTGCCATCTCTTTATTTCAGTCGTGCTGACATCACGACCCTCTGGTGTTGCCGAACAATGAACGATGATCTTCTTAATATCTCTCATGAGATTACTGTCTCCTATTCACGATGATTGTATCATCTTTGTGTCTATTTCGTAAGCCCTTTGACCTTTTCCACGGTTCTGAGTCCCCCTAAACCCAACATTCCCAGCAAAACAGTCATGAGACTATCCATATCAAAAGTAGGAAGATCAGGTGCTTCCATGCCAGCATATGCAAAACCGAAGATAATCATAGGAGCAAAAACAAAATGCCATATCATTGCAAAAGCTAGCCCCCACCCCAAAAACGGCCTCCAACCTGCCACAAATATACTTCTGTGTTGGGCCTCTGCCTTATTTATTTCTATTTGGCCCATGTTGGCTTCATGCATCTGCTTTTCAGCCATAGTGGCGATTTCATGAGCTAACTTATTTTTTTGATCTTTATCTTCTATAAACTTATCTAGAAGACCCGTAACTGGTCCTATTAGCGCTTGTATCATTCGTCCTCCAAAATTTCTAAAATCTCGCCAGCTTCAAGTCTTACTTTAAGTTGTTTGCATGACCACTTTTTATCAAAGTCAGCAGTATGCCCCACATTTCTTTTTATCTTACGGCGTATGTTCAGGCATTCAGACAGGTTCTTGTATGGCGTATATTCAACTCGCTCTTCACCTATCATCAACAGCAAAACAAAAGTCATCTCAATCATTCTTGATTCACCAACTTTTCTATGTTGTCTTCAATTTTGGTCAAGCGCCTGTCGTAAAATTCAAGCACCAGCTTTTGCTGTTGATCGTGTGGTGCGTTTCCTGATTCTATGCTTTCTGCCAGTTTCTCCAACTCACTAGCCAGATGTTCAATCATCATGAATTGTTCAGAGTCTGCGGGCAAACTACCCATTTCGCCTCTAGGCCATTTGATACGGAACTCTGTGTTCATGCCTAAATCTGTTTCCATAAGAATAAGTTTATTCTCAATCGTGTTTAAACGCTCAATAACTCCGAAGTATGCCCATGTTCCCACTGTTGCCGCTATCAGCAAAGCAATCAGATTACGGATGGGCATCGCAAGTTCGGTGTTTTCACTCAGCTTTGGCATCTGTGATGATCACCCATTGAACCGTATTTGGAGTGCTTTCTGTTCTAAAGTTACCTGCAAGATCCCAGTTTATATTATCTTTTATAACCTCTTGTTTCTCTTCACCTGTAACATGACCGTGTATCATTGCGGCCAACATAACTGCTATTATAATATTTTCCATAACTCATCCTATTTTTTAGACATCCATGCTGTGGTTCCCATATAAGCGCCAACGATGCCTGCTCCACTCAAGAAGATAAGGTCTGTGACGGCCCCTAACCCCTGTAGCTTTTCTGGTGAACACCAAGGGGACGCTAAAAATACCGCATAGAAACCCATGAATATTAATGTGTATCTAGCCATCCTGAGTTGCGCCAGATTTTTGCGAAGTTCTGTTTCTGTCTTCTTTATTTCTTTGACATGAGAAAGTTCTGAGTCGCTAACAATGCCATCACCGTCTTCGTCATATTCTGAATATATGCTGTCTTTCTGTAATTTTTTTTGTGCCATAAAGTTACCTATAACTTTTACGATACAGAAACAGAAACAGTGCCTAATGAAACAGTGACTGAAACACTTCCTGAATGTATCTCGTTAGCTCCGATAATTTTTAAAAAACCTCCGTCAGATATAAATATATCTCCTTGCGCCAGAAGATTGTTATTACCGTCAGTAGGTATCTCCTGTAAATTTAGTTGTGGATTTTGAGCCTGCCTCAAAAATATTTCTAACGCCCTTACTAAATCGCTTATGTATTTGGCATCTATCTCTTTTGGTGCGGTTGGCAGTCTTGGAAATGGAGTTACGTTAGTAGCCATTATCTTTTACCATCTTGCCTGACATCGACTCTAGGACTTCCTAGCCTCCACCTTACACCTATTGTGTTACAGTCTACCTTTATTGAAAAGGCTCTACCCCTGAGTCTAACATCAGCTTTATTAGTATATTGCTCAAACGGAACAGTCGTAGATGTAGACGTCCTGTCTATTTGACTTATATCCGACTGTAGAAAATTACCGCCGGGAAAGTTGTTTGCTTGTAAAGTCACATTTACCTTTGGATCTGTTGTAGTTGACCCGTTAAACGTAAAGTCTGGTATTACTCTGGTTATGAAAGAAAATTTATCGCCATCACCCATATCCATAGGACTAGACTCTATTGATGAAATCATTGCAGAGCCATCATCACTGTATCCGCTCTCGTGATTGTATAAAAATTCACCCTCAGCAGCTATTGGAAAGTCTCTTATACCCTTATCTATGAATGCAGATCTGTTAAGATTTCCGTAATACCAAGTGCCTTCAGCATAATTATATATTACATATCTATCGTTTTCTCCCGTTCCACTATTAGCTAATGAGTTTGTGTCAGAAGTGTAAAACCAGATAACCTCGCTAAATTCTGAATTTACTCCGGCGAACACTTTGTCAGCCTGATCAAAATCAAAATCAAAGAAAACCCTCTCTCTTACAGAGCATGGCAGTTGTTTTGTTTGACCATCATAAACGTAAAAATTCTGCCTACCCATCCAATAAACAGAATCCTCAACGGCTATCGCTGAATTTGGACCCATTATAGTAATATTAGAAGCTATGGGCTGTATGCCAAATGTAAACGGAGCGCCAATAAACTGCATAGAATGAACAGAGCTGTCTGTTATAATTATTATTTCTCTTTTGGTTTCTATGGCTTTGACAAACTTGGAACCAGATCCTATGCGAAGATCTCCAGCAGTATTTGTTGATGTAGGATTCCAGTCTAGAAAAGACTCTTGATCAGAAAACCTTATCAGAAGAGGATCTTGATCCGACTGACCCAATGGATTAGCGCCAAATGCTATTACATGTCTGTCAACATCAGAAACCATAATCTGTTTAGCTATTGTCGGACACTCGTTAGCCCCTGCTATTGATTGTATTTCTACAGCTCTTGTTGTAACTCCATTGCTTTTATCCCAATGATATATGGAACTATCTCTGGGGTTTATTAAAAGATCCTCACCAAAATTGTCCTGACTCCATATTCTAAGAGATGTGGTAACATTTATTGTTGTTCCAGAACCCCAAGTGCCTCTGCCCCAAGTTCCGGCTCCCCATCCGTTTCCCCCAACGCCTGTGTTTAGACCAGCATTTATTTGATAAACGCCATCAACAGCAGCGCCTCCATTTCCAGAGTCACTAGCATTTGCTATGACCGCGTTACCACTCGTATCTTTTGCTGAAATAGTATAAGTGGTAGCTGTTGGCACAGAAATTATTTCATATTCTTGATTTAGAACTGCTGCCGTTACCAACCCGCCTAGACTAACAGCATCAGCAAAAGTCACAAAATCTCCGACCGAAGCACCATGACCAGAATCAGTCACGGTTATTGTCGATGAACCGTTTGTCGCAGAAAATGTTACACCGTTTGTTGTTGTTTTTCTAATTGGTGTTATATCGTTAAACGCCTGACCCTGTTCTATGTAGTACTTAGACTCTGTCCCAACTCCAAGGAAATCAGATCCGTCCAAGGCAACCCAGTTAAATAATCCTCTAACGGTGCCTATGTATGTATTCTCTGAATACTTTTCCCAGCCACCAATAACCTCTGGATACCCCTGCCTAAATCTAATTAGGTCACAGTCTACCCATCCTCCCTCATTAGAGTAAGATGTAATATCCCTGTTTATTCCGGGGGTAAATTGCAGTTTGCTTAAAGCCACAGATATTCCCCTTATATTTCATCAGGCCAGTCATTTATTTTAGCAATAGTTTTTAAACTACCATCTGAGTTCATTTCATTCTCAAACAATGCCATAAACGCCGCTAGGTCAGACGCACCATTCAAAGCAGTCTCTATCTCTCCGCATTTAGTGCGAACAGCATCTCTGTATGTAGTAACTGAACTCGGTATGGCGGTAGACTTTTCTGCTTTACGAGTAACATACCAGTCATGCACGGCTAGTTTGTTATTTGCTGTTTCTTTTGTCTGTGCGACCCAAATAGACTTGAGGCCAAGCGTTACCATCTGCTTACCAGTCATGGGGTCATTAACAGCTTTGCCATCTTCATCAACAACATTCACATCTGTTAGACTTTTTGGGATTAAAGTGCCATCAGTTTCCCTGCCCCAATAAAATTTATTATCATACGGAGCGGCTGATGCCGGTGAGTCTTCCCATGTAATACCAACAGCTTTCTTTTCGTCAGCGGTCAATCGCATCCAGACTTTTGAGAACTGTTGACCATTTACACCAATGAACTCTCGCCCTTCTCTGATCGTTTGTCCGTTATATTTCCACGGCATTTTATATTCTCCTATCGTGCGTTCGCAAATTTAACTGGTGCTTCGGCCACTGCATAAAAAATATAGTTAGCAGATTCATTAATTCTATTGGTAGTAGAACCTGCACTATTGCCATGCACCATAAAACCATTGCTAAAAAGTTCTATATTTCTGTTTGAACTGTATCCTGTTTCTGCGTGGTTTGCACTCCAGTAAAGTCTAGCCGTATCACCATTGAAACTAGATGCTCTTTTATTATCGGTAACAACCCAATCTCCAGTAGTGCTAGAAGCCTTCACCGTGACCAGTGAAGGTCTGAAACCTGTATAGACAAATGTGCCATTGCTATAATTTTGAGCGTTTCCGTTATAGGAACCAACCTTGCTGTAGCCTTCAACGCTGTGGAAACAGTACATGATAAAATCATCACCGCTTTCATTTGTGGTGTTTCTTATACTTGTGTTTGATCCAATGCCTAGAGTAACAGTAGTAGCATCACCCGATGTGGGCTTCATTAAAGCCGAACCAGTAAATTGTGCTGTTGTCGATAGATAAGCATAATCATCACCAACAACTGACGATGATGCCTGCCAATTATTATTGTTACTGTTAGTGTCTCGATCTTTGATGAATATTAGTTCTGGTGCGCTGGACAAACCGTGTTTAATTGTCTGACCAGTTATTGCGCCACCATTGCCAGTGTACGAAATTATACTTAATCCAGCGGTAGTGTTTATAGAAGCCCCTGTTGGAGTTATATCACCCCCACTGAGACTAGCATCGGATGCAGAACTATAACCAGTGCCATCAATATTAAAAGTATCCGCACCACCACCTGCTTTCCAAGTCCACGCAACGTATGTTGCGCTGTTGACTGCAAAATCACCTGAAACAAGTCGCAATGAACTACTTGTTGTAACAATGTTTTGACTAGATTGGAAACTGCCGTTATAAGCCTCTGCTCCATTAGTGCTAGGACTTAATGATTTTGACGCACCAAACCCACGCACTATGTCTTGCACAAAATGCTGGTCAGTTCCGCTTCTTCGCTTCAACCAAACCCAATCAGCGGCAAATGTATTTGTGACTGTCACATCATTGTCAGCATCACCCGTGTACAATATAATGTTAAAATTATCGTCAGCCTGTTCAGTTTGTCCGGGGCCGATTGTTACGTCTGGTAAGTTAGATGTGCAAAGGGCTAGTGCACCTGATGGCGGTTGCCATTTAAAGTCCCCAATGCCATTAGCATCTGAATAACCGCCAGATGTTGTTTCGCCAGCAAATGTACCATCTTGCCCAAAATTAAAAAAACCCACCTCACTTGAAGTGCCGCCGCCCATACCAACATATGGTATCCAATCTTTATCTGAAACCGACACAGTTGAGCCAAATGCACCACCATTTACAGACCACGAAATAGTATTAGCATCCGCGTCAAATAAAACAGAACATCCTTCATTTTCATCCCAACCTGTTATGGAATCGTATGCTGTTCTAGTTCCTTCAACATTCTTTTCACCATTTTTAGAAAAAAGAGTGATCCCGGTGTTATAGCCGCCTCTATCACTACCATCTATATCAACAGTCGGTACATTGATGCCCACAGCGTGTATCTCGTTATCAGTAGGGTAGTTAAATGATTTTGACCAATGTTCCCAATACCACTTACCAGATTTAGGCAAAAGAAAGTTAGCAACAACACCACGATTATTTGTTGATGTTGAGTGCTTCAAATTTCCCTTACTGAGGGTTAAATTAAGGTGTCGAAAATTTGCATTTATCGTAGCAAAATTATTAGTCGGACTGTCTGGCACTACATCGCTTGCGACTAGACCACTTACAGTGAAATTATGACTAAGACCTGAAGAATCAGCACCTATTGAACTGCTATCTGAAAAATTTAAATGAAAACCAGTTGTTCCATAAGATCCAGAGTATGCTTTAGGTATCCACACTCCGTCTTTTGTTTCGCCAAAAGATGTTGGATCAAGGGCAGAACCATCAACGAAATGAAACTCTGCTAAATACCCATTAAGGTCTTGAGCATGATCTAATCTACCACTGATCAATTGCTCTGTGTCTGCGGTTAAATATCCATTTGGGTTAGAGCTAAATGTGGAAGTTGAATACGTTTGTTCTGTTCCATTAACATATATTTTATATGCCTGACCATTTCTTTGCCAAACTATATGATACCATGCGCTAACATCTCTAAATTTAGCGTTAGTTGTAAAATTCGCTACTGTTGAGTTGCTAACAGTTAATATGGCTCTTAAAGTGTCATCGTTAACAAAACGTATGCCTTCAAAATTATTGCCTCCATTCCACGGACCAGCAGAGAAAATGTATTGATGTGATGTTAATCCTGAACGCTTTACCCAAAAACTTGTTGTGTAGACTGTTGTGTTTCCAGCTTCGCCTGTGTTTCTGGTTAAGTATCCAACAGCATCAAAACGCAAAGATTGGTCAATCGTGTGTGGGTAAAACCCAGCGCTAGGGTTTGTGAACCATTTGTCGGGGCTAAACATTATGCAAACGCCAGTTGTGCTGCGCCAAGTAAAATACTGTTATCTGCTTTCACAATATAAGGCAAAACATCATAAGCGTTGTTTGCAGATGACAGAGTGATACCACCAGCCGCAGGGCTTTCGTAATCACCATGCAACGACAGCGTTGCAGCAGAACCACTTGACGGTTGAATAAGTATTATAGCGCCTGTTTGCCCAATCTGACTGGCTTCAGTAGTTGGCGCAGCAAGAGTGTTAGAACCAGAAGCTAGTGTAATTATAAAGTTTTGATATGTATCAAAGTCAAGCACACCGCTAGTTGCTGATAGTGCCGCAGTATAGGTGCTTGGCACTTGTGCTTTCGTAAACGTGCTTTGTGCGTTTGTTGCTACAATATTCGCGGCAGCTAAACCAGTAAGCTGTGATGCAGCTATGCTTTTGTTTGTGAGTGTTTGCGTTGCTACAGTGCTGACTAGTTCACCGTCACCGCCGGGCGGTAGCGTAAGGGTATTTGTCACACTGGCAGAGTGCGGTTGCGCCTTGACTGTTTGACCATGAGTATTTACTTCACAGTTAAATACAATGGTACCGGGGTTTGTATTACCTTTAAGAACAGTTTTACCAGTACCGTTTGGATTCAACTCAATATCAGCATTAGATGTGGTGACAATATCTTTGCCATTCATATCTAAATCACCGCCAAGTTGCGGTGTTGTATCTGCAATAAGTTCAGCCAACCCACCACCAGCAGGGCCAGTTGCGCCTGTTGCACCAGCCGGAATACCCAAAGCTATGGCAAGCGCACCTGTTGCTCCTGTGTATGTGGCTGACGCTGTAGGCGTAGCCCCAGCAGACAAACCAGATGCTGACACTGTAACAGAGTCAACCTTGCCCTCAGTGACTGTTAAATCACCACTGCCATCAAAACTCAGTATCTTGTTTGCACGATCAGTTGCACCAACTGTAAATTCAGCAGTGGCAATCACATTTGTTTTTGACAGTTTGATTGCGCGGCCAATCTCTTCTTCCAACTCTTGCACAATAAATGTCAGTTTATCTAAAGCATCTTCATGCGTAGCTGCTGGGAAAGGATCGTTAGCCACATAGTCTGTAAGCTGAGTCCTGGCTGTTGTGCGTAGCAACACAACTGTCTCGCCGCTTGCTGGTATGTTGCCAGAAGTAAATACAACATTGCCACCACTAGCACTTCCAACACCTGTTACATTGTAGTGAGTTGTTTTAGTCTTAGTGGTTTCCGCACCTGTCGAGTCAGTACGAATGATGACTGTAATATCATCATCATCAAAGATCTTAAAGTTATACGAAAACGTATCGTTAGATCCGTCACCGCTAGCGCTTCTTTTGGTTGTTGTGCTACTAACTGTCATATCAATCTCCAGTAGCTATGTAATCTAGCAGATTAAAAGGTATTTGCATATCTGCTTGGTGGAAAATAAAACTCTTGCTCCATGTCACGTTTCATGCGCCGTTCCATTCTACGCAAGTAACCAGGGTTTGCTCGTTCCATCAATCCGTAAATAAACAAGTAATCTAAAGCTGTTTTTGTGTAAAACAAATTATAACCCGGTGTGTTGCTCACTGCAAAACGTGTAGCGTTTCTTGTAATTGCTTCAACATCTCCTGATAATACATTGCTGTATATTCTGTGTATGTCGTCTATTGACCCAAAGGTAGGGCCAAGCAACCCTTGCGATAAAGACTGACCATATTTGTTGTACTCGCCAAATAAAAAGTCTCCATATATACCCATACCGCCACCTTGAACCATAGCTTTTGTTAATAATTCTACGTTCAAAGCTGTCTCATCACTAAACACCTCTAACGGCTCTTTGCCTTTTACAATTTCTTTCAACTGCACTGACAGATAGCCCATCATAGTTGCGCCAACCATCATCTGTGCCAGACCCACCATGCCGCTTGATGAAAACTGTTTCTCATTTGGAGCCATGCCAGCTAGTTGCTTTTTTGAATAATATTGACCAGCCATACCCTTTGAAACGATGGTGATTGGGAAACCTTTTAACTGCATCATTGCTCTCAAGGCTTCGCCGATAATCGTACCTCTCGGTCTGCCTTGATTCATTATCGCACGTTCTTTTGCACCCGGAGTGGGAATAGCAGTATCGGCTGCGTCTGTAAGATATGTGGCTATCTTTGTTGACAAATCGTCACGGTACTTGTCAATCATCGCCTGTGTGGGCTGTTTTAATTTACGTTTTCTAGTTTCGTTTACCTTTGCCAACGCCGCTTGTGCTATGCTTGAATCTGACAAAGCATCAACCCCAGAAGATGTCATGTACTTGTTGCCATCAATAGCAGTGAGTTGCATCTGACGCATCAAGTTCCATTCTGTTTCGTTGATGCCATACCTTTGAAGATCAAACCTAGTTGCTGCCGGAATGTCACCAAAGCCTGTATCTGCGTATGTTGCGAGATCAGCCGCAAGCATTTTAGCAACACCAACTTTTTGTGCGTTGTTCCAATAGTTCATGCCATTGAGTCTAAAAAATATATTGTGTGCTTTTGCTAGTTTCCCCGGCCCACTATCATTTGCACCAAATCTAGCAAACACATCTCCGTTGTACCCATCAACACCCACGCCCAAAAGAAAAGCCAGTCGCTTTTGATCTTTTGAACTGTAGTTTCTAAATACATCACTAAACGCTCTGGCATATGATGTGAAAATACCACGATCTGTACGCGAGTTTATAAATGATGCCTTACTCGCTATGTCAGAAAACGATGTAATCGTTGCCATTCCTAGCTTTGACATGTTCTGCAACATGCGCCAACCAGCCGCTATCCCAGCAAAATCTGCCCCAAACATAACAGGCCTTGCGGCCCCTCTTGCTCTTGTTGTGCCGTCTAGTTCGCTAAACTGATGATTTATGTTACCGATAAAAGATTCCTCTCTTTTGACAATTTTGTCTATTCGGTTTGCATTGTTTTTATTTACATCCTTCAAATCTTGTTTGATTCGATCAAACATGGCTCTCGGATTTGTGCCAAACCTTTCCATCAAACCAATAGCTTGAGCATCATGTGTGATGCCATTCAATACAGCGTCAGCCAAACTCATTCTGCTATATTTCTTCATGTAAGCATGAGCCGACTTGCCTGTTTTGAAATGTATGATACGGCTTTGGCTTAGTTTTTTTGCTAAGTTTGCTGGGCCAGTATATGATGCCAAACTGTCAGGCTGACCGTCATCACCTTTTAGAGAATCAACTTTACTGTGCTGACCAGACACTAAGTTATCCCACATATCACCTAAAAACTGCTCGTTTGTGTACGGCTCACCATTTTTTGTTGGTGGTTTGTTTTCAAATGTTTTGGGATCAAGCACATCTGGCTTTAACATGTATTCAACCCAACTGTCCCTTGCAGCCTTTAACTCCTCATCTGTTTTAGCCCCAGCCCTCAACAATATTGGATCGTGTGACTGTCTTACGGCGTAGTTTTTCAACTCTGCAATCATTGCGCCTTGCTGGTTTTTGCGCTTCAACATACGTTTTTGTGTAATCTGTATGATCTCTGCTATACGTTTTGCCTCTTTGCCGCCAGCTACATTGACATCAAATCCCTCTGGGTCAAACATGGCTTCAAAGATCAACGGCTCCAACTCTTTGCTAACAAACAGTTTGTCTAATCTTTCATTGGTCAGAGCAGCCAACATCTCCCCAGCGTGTTTGCTCATAATCGCCTGTTGACGCGCATCGACACTGTTCTGACCGCTTTCAGCGTATCTAAAGCTGCCAACCATTATGGCTGACAAAGCCTCTGCTGGGTCATCAGACTCAGAAACAAATCGCATTATATCAGCGTATGCTTTGGCGTTTAGCAATCGATTACGCTTCTGCATAACTGCATTGATTCTAGCTTGCTTGGCTATCTCTCTGGCAAGGTTGAAAACTTCTAGTTCTTCACCTTCGCCAGCGTTGTCAACTCGTTTTTGCAAACGCTCAGTAAGAACATCAAAAACCTCTTGTGCCTCTTCATTATCAAGGACAACTCCGGCTTTCTTTGCGGCATCAATGATTTCTTGAACGCAACTCATGCTATCGCCTCAAAATACAAGCCGCACCAGCGCGACTTATATCTTCATACTTGCTTGCTTTTTCATCTAATATAGCCGTGTCATCAATAGACTTTTTTAAGTCTGGTGGCAAAACCGCTTGCATCTCTTCATTTTGCAGATCTTCTTGTAATCGTGCGTTTTCAGCCTCAAAATCATTTAGATCAATCTCTTCCATTACAGGCTTATCAGCCGTCATCTCATCAACAGCGTCTTTGTGTTCGGCTAGTCTGCCAAGATTATCTGGTTGCATTTGTTGGTTTTCGGCTAAATCGTCTGCTTGTTGAGTCGTGAGAACTCCTTGCTCTGTATCCACAAGGTCAGAGACTTCTTGCAATTGAGTCTTTCGTGTTGCAATCTTTTCTTGCAGTTCTGCCAACTCCTTCATTTCTTTCATGTTTATTTTGTTCAGTCTTCGTCTTTCTAACGCCCCTTTGACTCCAGATGTTTCTGCTTTTTGTTGATTTCGTTTTTCTACATCTTGTCTAATTTTTTCAATTCGCGCCTCAAACCTAGCAATGTCATCAGAAAGAGCCTTTTCCATGTCTGGGTCTGCTGGACGCTCTACGGTTTTTCCATCTTTTCTGTCTATCTCAACTTCAGTTGCTTTTTTTTCTGTCCTAAGTTGCTCTGCCAACTCCATATCGTTCGCAAGTTCAGCACCCTCTATTCTTGCGGATAAGTTTTCAGCATTTAACTCAAGTTCTGCTTTGCTTAATGAGGACAAAGCGACAATATCACCAGTCAAAAAATCAACAACCTCAAAGTCCTCATCAAAAGGTGACTTGCCTCGCAAATCACTAGCATCAAGTATTTTTTCTGTGCCATCTACATCACGCACAGTGATTGTGCCATCTTTGCTTATATCAACAACATCAACCGCCACAGTCGTTCCGTCAGACTTATAAACAATCTTTTTGCCAGCACGTTCTTCGACCGTTGCCACATTGATTTTTTCTACGTTGTCTGTTAGAGGTGTTACTTCAATCTCTTTATCTGTTACGGCCTGTGTAATTGAAATCCTTTGCGCTTCATCTCTTGTTGCGGCTGGCAGTTTGTTGATCCTGTCAGATATTTTTCCAGCACCCCAATGCAGTCCACCGCCAAGCGCAGAGCCTAGAGCCACGTTTAGAAAGCTGTCCATGAGGGTATAGTCGTCATCACCTTCTAAAGCTGCCGCGCCAATAACTAACGGCTCAACCGCCACCGCGCCTATCGCGCCATCTATCGTGCCAGTAGCAAAACGACTGCCAGATGTCTTGCCATCAAGCCTTTGTCTTACTGCCCTTGCTGCACCAGCAGGTTTTATCTTAGCCGCCATTGTAGCCCCTCTAGCAACCGCTACAGAGGGTATAAAAGCAGACGCTATGTTTAGTGGGTCTAAAACGCTACCAGCCAGCGCAACGCCAAACTGTGCAGCGCCAAGGCCAATTCCACCCCTTGATCTACTCAGAGTAGTTTGAAAAGCAGATCTTTCATCATGTCTCTCAGCAAGCAAAGAAGCCAGGCCCTCAGTGATCCCATCCTGATTGATGTCCATGCCTTCTCTGTAATATTCGCTTTCTAAATATTCTTCTCTTGTAAGATGGCGGCCTTTTCTGCCTTGCCCTAACTTTTGATCTGCAATACGACCCAAAGCATTGAGAGGGTTGTAATACATAGTCTCTTCAAAAGTCGCACCCAACACATCTAGCGTGCCAGCCTTGGCGTTATCAAAGTATTGATCATGTACGTTTTGATCAAAGTTTTGCTCTGGAATATAAACGTCTACCATTAAAACAACTTCTTTTGAGAAAATATTTTGTTCAATCTGCCTTTAAGCACCCCCTCCATATCTCTGTATTGATCTGCCAATGGCAGTACAGAACTGAACGGAACGGATACAAACCCTGAGAAACCATCCATCCCCTCTGGTGGAATCAAATCATCACTTGGCTTCATTGGCACTAGGTTGCCCAACTGATCTACAAGAAACACACCTTTGTTATCTACTGTGGTGCGCCACGATCCGCTGTTTCTCAAGTCCTGCAAGTATTCATTTTGGAAATCTTCTTCACTTCGCCCCTCTGGGGTTGCCGGAAAGATGATGCGACTTTTCAAATAATCTTGATCCTCAAAAGCACTATGTTGTAACACGGTGCTTATGTCTCTTGCCCGATCAGATAGGGCTGTTGGCACTCTCATCTGTGAGTCGTTGATATTTTCAAATACGAAATGATTGCCAATAACAGCTTCGTAAGCAATATTTACAGCTTCTTCTGGGTCTATTGTTCGTGTAGCCATCAAATGCTTGGCAGTGTTTGCAATCGTGTCCTGCATTTTTATGATATGTGACGTTCTATTGGCATCACCGCCCACACCTATAACACCATCTCTAATGCCGCCCATCACACTTGATGCGTAATCATCAACCGTATCACGCACTATTTCATCTACTTGGTTTCTTACATCACTGGTTAATTTAGCTTTTGCATTACTTATATTAGCTTCTTCGTTTCCATCAACAACGCTTTGCATGTTGATTTGCTCTGGATATGCTGCTCTCAAATGCTCTGAGAAAGATATGACGTTTGATGACATCAAATGACGCATCACTCTGTTTTCGTTCTCAACGCCATATTGTTGAACAAACTGATCAAGAACTCTTGCCTTGTCCATAGATGTGTTGCCTTCAGCATTGTATTCCGCTTGAAATGCTGCGAGGTCTGCGTTTGATGTAACCCTTACATCCCCCGGCGCAACGCCCATTTGTAACTGCATGGTAACAAGTTCACTTGGAGTCTTTGGGTCATCTGGGCGTTTTTCATTATAGTAGCCAACAAAATTATCTTTTACAGCTTTGTTACGAGCAGCCAACCTTTCTTGTAAAATTTCGTAAGTCCTTGCGCCTTGCTCTGTGCCTCTATTAGCTTTGGCTTCATTTATTATTGCAGTTTGTTGAGCAACAGAACCAAACTCGATAGACAAAAAATCTGCGCCAGCAGACTTCATCGCCGCTAACTCAACTCGCATTTTGTTAGCTTGGTCATATTGTTCAGCATTTTCTAAGCCCACAATAGCGGCAGCGGCTGCGTCCTCCTGTGCTTGAGTCAGCGTTCCATCTTTGCTTGCGGCTAAGGCGGCTGATGTATCTCTTAATACTTGTTGTGAATCTGCCACCGCTTTAACGGCCTTGTCACGGATGCTTGCATTTATAAGGCTTTTAATTTTTTGTCTATCTTGGAAATCTGTAATATCTGGCGCAATAAGGAATTTACCGTCTGGGCCTGTTGCGGTTATTTGATCTTCCATATTTTGTAATTGACCTAAAGAAGATTTGGCTATCTTTTTGTCAATAGAATTTAGGTTTGCACTTAGAGTTTCTGCTTTTTCGGAGTTTGCCCTCGCCTCAATTCTACTGATAATTTTTCTTCTGTTCTCGGCTTTCATGTTTTGAAAATCAACAGAAACAAGTTCGCCCGCGTTGTTTTTGACATCTATTACCTTGCCATCCCTGATGTCTTGGATAACTTTGTCAACTTCGGCATCGTCTAAAAATGTTTCTGGAGACTCATTGACAAGCTGATCCATAATAGCCTGTACCTGTCTATCATCTACAATCTTTTCTTGCGCTGTGATAGCAGCATCCCTCAAAGCGAATTGCTTTGCAGTCATATCAGGACGTTCTGCTGCTAGTGTACCGCGCATCCTGTCTATGTCAGCCTGTGTATCCGCTGACTGAATTTGATTTTCAAAGGCACTAGCCGACAGTTCTTTTCGATAACCGCCTTTATTATATTTCAAATTCAAACCTTGCGCTGCCCATCTATCAAAGCCATCATCAAGGTTTTGTTGTAACTGTTGATACAGCGCACTTGATTTATCAAGTCCACGCATTTGAGACATAGTGTCTTCAATAGTCGTGTTGACCTGATCTGCCCTGATTCTCTGATGTTTTGCAAAAGCCACCTGACTGCCTGTAGCAACCTTTGCGGCTACCGTCTTGTTAAATTCAGATTCAACCTTTTGAAACTGTCTTTTTGTAAGTTTCTTGCGTAAAGGCTCTAAATTCTCTTGTCTTAGTTTTTTCTTATACGCTTCTGCATCATCTTGATATTGCTGAACAGTTGTGGCCTCTGATGAATTTGTAAAGTTGTTAAAGTTCTGATTGGTAGATGTAGCTATCTCTTGTTGTGCTTTTTCTGTTTCAGCTTCTTTCTCTGCCATGTGGAAGCGAAACTGAATATCAGATGCAGTTTTGCCCAAGCCAGCCAATGCCTGTCCGGGTGCTGTGAACGCGCCAACATTTGCGCGAGGCCCAAGCCCCCCAGTTGCTAATACTCCCTGTCTTTCAACCATCGGTATTTTAGGCATACTTCACCTCAACTAAGCCATAAGATTTGCAGCTTTTTCGCCGCCTTCAAGTAAAGACTGATAAGAAGCCAGCTTCAATGCTGTTGCCCTTGATCTTCCTTCTGCTCTTGCCAGAGCAGCTTCTGATTTCTTTGCTGTCTGTTCAATGTCGGCAGCGTAACGAATATCTAAAGCGTCCATTTCCGTGTTAAAATATGAATCAGCCAAAGCTTCCAAAGCACTGCCAGACATCTCAATCCCAGACGCAGCAGTGGTAACTCTCTGTGTGGCTATTGTGCGTTCAGAGGCTTTGCGTAAATTACTTTCTTCTCGCACCTTTGCGCGTCTTAAAATGACGGCTTCATTTTCAGCTACCTGTGCGTTAAACTCAGCAGTTTGCTGCGCTGCTTTTGCCGCCGCTTGATTGCCTTTGTAACTTAGAAAATCGCCAATCATTATAACACCATTGACATCCTATGATAGTTTGAGCCATCTGGCCCATACTTGGGCATCATGCCTTCCTCTTTGAATCCTAGCCATATAGCAAATCTAATGGCCTCTGGGTCTAGTTCATGGATACTTGCCTGTACTCTGTGCAAGTCATTGTTTGCTATTATACCGTCAAACATCGTTTTTGCATATCGTGCAACTGACGTTTGCCATCTACCAGCGTGTTTCGACAACATACAGAAGCCTTCTCCAACGCCTTCCCATAACACATGGATGCCACCTATAGCCACCACTGTGTCACCCTGAATGACAGTGAACGCATCAACTGTATCACCTGACTTGAACGCATCTTTGAATGACTTTGGTAAATCAAAGTTTGTTTCTATCCTAGCGACATGATCCGCGCTGAATTTAACTACCTCAAGCATCGAATGTGTTTGACCTTCTCATAATTGCTAAAACCGTCATAGGCAATGGTTGAGATTGTCTCACCACTACCCTAGCATCGTTCTCATACCCGGCTGGGAAACTTATCTCTTTGTCACCGTTGAACAACGGTACAGCCTCATCCATAGCCATGCTACTGTCACGGAATGGCAACCTGTCTAAACTGCCTGTGTTCGGCCCCATCTCCGCGCCAACCGTATTGAAGAATCTAACAGTTATACCATGTATCCGCTTGATCTTGCCTTGCGCTACGCCATCCTCTGCGCCAGCTTCTAGTCGCAACGTCTCTACAGTTGATCTAAAACCAAAACCGACATGTACCTTTGATGCGCTTCTATCCAAACTGATAGCACCACCTGACACTGTTTTGTCAGGATGCGTTGAGCCATCTGCCAACACAGACACAATTTCCCCCTCAAGGTGATTTAGCCCTGTGATGGTGCTTGTTGCTGTGCTGTCATATGTCAGGCCGCTATCTAAGAAGAAAGCATCCGTAACGTCTGTTCCAAACTCTATGGGCTTTAGAAACTCTACATGACGGACTGTACCACCGTTGATTTCACGCCTTACA